CGGTCTGCATTGCCTTGCAATTTCGCGTCAGCTTCCCAAAAGAGTTTGTCCTTCACTGCTTGTGATGCTTTGTCTATGTCCAATTGTTTAGCAGCAATTCTAAACGCGGCAAGCACCTCTTCATCTTCTCTCTTTTTTATTGCCTCTAGTGCGTCTTGTTCAGCACTACCTATGACTGCCTGTACCATACCACTAGAAGTGCCATTGGTCTCAGACTGGATTTTGGCAGCTTGTTTTTTCTGCGCAAGGATTCGGTCACTATCTGCATTCGCTTTATTACGGGCATTTGCAGCGCGAGTATCTGCTAATGCGGCATCCTCTGCCTGCGCCTTCCGGTAGTTCTCCATGGCCTTGATTGCTTGCGCGTCAGCCCACTTCTGGGCGTCAAGTTTCCGCTTGTTGTTGGAGTTTAGGTCACCAAGCACCTTGTCCATGATGTCGCGCTGAGCATCGCGGTCTTCCTCTTTCATGCTCAGAAGGGTAGCATATTGTGACCGTTGCTCAGTGACGTATTTTTCATTTAGAGTTGCCTCGAATTGATTCTCTGACACCTTCATCTGCAACTCTGCACGCTTGATGTCGTCGGTTTCCTTTGATGCTTCATACTGGAGTTGTGAGACAGTCTGCGCCGTATCCGCTACGCTTCGCGCATATTCATCATTGATTTTCTCAAGTGCCTTCGCGTCGGCATCCGCTTTTTTGACATCGCCAAAACCGACTTTATCGGGAGTGGTCTCTTTCAATGCTGAAGTGTTCTTCGCTTTAGTCAGGTCTAGCTGTGCCTGGTTACGAGCCACACTGGCGGCATTCATTTCCTCAGTCATGTCTGGACTTGTTTGATTTGTCTTATCCCATCTTCCGCGTCCCGAATTGTATAGTCTCACTCGCCATGCTTGATCGGAAGAAGTAGGTTGGATTGTTCCACCCGAATCTAGGGTTTTTCTTGCACCTGCGATTTCACCAGGTTTTAGATAAGCATTCAACGTTTTGTCTAATGACGCTTCAGCTACTGCTGCCTTTTGCTCCAGTATCTTAATATTCGACTCTTCAATAGCCTTATTCATCTCCAGATACTGCGTTGTCATCTTTTTAACAGAGTCAACATTCTCGTCCCATGTAGTCGATGAATCCCCGACCTGTTCGGCCATGTACTTGAAACTTGCCGCAAGGGCATCTTGTACCGTTTTTAATTCCCCCGATACTGTGCCTGTGCCAACTTGTGCTTTTTTCAGCTTCTCGTAGGTGTCGATGTTCTTTGTTATCTGGGTAACTTCATCGGCCTGTTTGCCCTTTAGTGCTACAAGTGCCGCTTCCTGCGACTGTACGGCCTCTGTAGCCTTGCGAACACCAGCATTTGCCGCGTACTCATTAGCATTATTCCATGCCATAGTACCAGCGACAACAGCGGATAATCCTAAAATAATCCACCCCAACGGATTTGTAGCAAAGGCGGCTTTGATTGCTGTAGACAGTCCTGCGACTGATACGGAAGCTATATTTGTTGCTGCCGCAAACCCTGTTGCTCCTGCTGCTGCCGCAACTGCTTCGGCCTTGATTAAGGCAAACCCAAAACCAAGTGCGGATAATGACCGGCTCAGTGTGGCCACGCCGGTAACTACCACAGGTAACACTGCTGACAAAGCCTTGAACGATAAAGCAAACGCCAGTATTGTTGCCCCAATTCCGTTTGCAGCGAGTAATCCGGTGATAGACTTAAGGAACCCACCAATCATCTGAATGACCGGCTGTAAGATTCCCCCGGCACCCGCTACGGCACTCCAGACTTGCTTCGCGAAGTCCATGAAGTTTTTGCCGACGGCCATCAGGTTAGCCCCGATAGCTTGCAGGTTTTTGCGGCCATCCTCGGTAGCAAGGCTCAAGCCCACGAATGCGGCTATGAGTGCCACTATCGGGCCTACTACCGCAATATTCGGAATCTTTGCCAGTACCCCTGCGAACTGCCCCCATTTAGCATCAATGCTTATAATTCCAGACGCGAGCAATGCAAGTACGCCGGTCACAACAGCGCCCGCCGAACCGAACAACAGGAAATCTCCAATCGCCTTCTGCGTTGCCGGAGACAGGTTTTCGATTGCATGAAGCACGCTAACGCCCCAGTCGATAATCTTCATCAGATTACCCTTCATAGCGTCGCCGAGTTTAGTGATCGCCATCTGGAAGTTAGTTGCCGCGTTAGAAAGCTTGCCTGACAGAGATTCCATTTCCTGTGCTTTTGCTACACCACTGGAGTCCTTCTTCATCCCCTGCGTAAACGCGGGCAAGGCCACGTCCGCTGATATTGTCATATCCGGGTTTCGCATCCGCTTTGATAACGATTCCCATGATTCGCCGGTATATTCAGTCAGGTACTTGATAACGGGGATATTGGCTTTTTCGAGTTGTAGCAACTCGCGCCCCATTATTTTGCCTTCATTGCGAATCTTACCGAAAATGGTGATAACTCGCTGCATCATTTCGGGGTCAGCGCCAATCTGTGCTACCTTGTCGGCGATTATCTGCATCGTCGGGATTAGTTCTTCTGCCGAATATCCAAACGCCTTCAGTTCCTTTGCGCCATTCAATAGAATATCAAACTTGAACGGAGTATTCTCGCTGAAGTCACGTAGTTTCTTCATAAACGCGAGACCAGCATCCATACTGCCGAATAACGATGCGAGAGAAATCCTTGTCTGGTCGATGTGACTCTGAATTTTGCCAATGCCGAATATAGTTGCTGCGCCTACAGCACCGGCCATTACAAGGCCCATGCCAATGCCCTGCAACGTGCTTCCGAGCTGCTGCATCGCGGCTTTCATCTCACCAGCGGCCTGCCGGAGTGCCCGAAGACGGCCAGCAATTGCGTCGATTTTCGCCTTGGTCATCTCGTAAGCGGCATTACTCGGACCCATATTATTCAAGTCGATGGTGAGCTTCTGCAACTCCGCAGACATAAGAACCATGCTCTTCTGAATTGTAAAGGTGTTAGCGAATACTCCGCCGGGGGTAACGCCCTGCAGTCCTGTTATGTTTTGCGCGTAAGTTTGCGCTTCATTTCTGATGTTTTGAGCAGCGAGGGCAGTGCCTTCTTTGGTCTTTGCTGTAGCTGCGGTGGCTACTGCCTTTTCTAATGCTAACTGCTCTTTGACGAGGCCATTAACAAATGCTTGCGCGGGCGAAAGTGCCTTGATTCGCTCACCAACGGCCATTACTTCGGCGTCAATTTCCTTCCATGCCGCTGACTGCGCTACTAACTCACCGCGTTGTGCAGAAAGTAAAGCCTGCTGCTCTTTTAGGTTTGCCATTTCCGCATTGAGCGCGGGTGCATCTGCTGCTGAAAATATTGGCGCACCATTGACGCCTACCTTTTGGATATTGAACGCTTCTACACGGGCAGCGAGTTTTGCGTTAGCGACAACTGTTGCTGCGTCAAGTTTGGCCTGTGCCGCTAATTGCTTTGCTAAAGCGTCTGCCTGCACCGCTTCGAGTTTACGGACATTGGCAACGCTCTTTTCCATGCGAGCGGTATCAGAAGCTTCAAGTTGCGCGTTCATCTGCTCAACTTTAGCAAGCCCAGCGGCTTCTTCTTCACGAGCGGTCTGTGATGCAATAGCGACTTTTTGTTCTCCCGCTTCTTTTTGAGCTACCCATTTTTCTTGTTTTGCTGTCCACTTTGCATATTGAGAATCAAGGGCTGCGTCAGCTTTTGCTTGTGCCGCTACTATTTTTGCAGCAGCTCTTTCGTCAGCAGCAGCTCTTTTGGCTAGTGCGGCTTCATACTTTGCTTGCTCTTTTGCATAGACAGCACTATTGTCTTTTGTATAAATTGCTTCGCCACCATTGGCGATAGCTCTAGAGTTCCATTCATTCAACTCGCGAAGTTTTGCGCTAGGTTGTGGCATTGGCTTGCCACTGACTACTGCCGCCCCTGCCCCAACGGAAGTGGTCTTTGTTACCACGTCAATAACAACGGGTTTTGCCGACAACGCGGCCATCTGCGCTTGCAGTGCGGTAAACTCGGCGCGAAGTGCGGTCAACTCCGCCATGTTGACTTGCGGGGTAACTACCTGTGCCGAGAGCGTCTTTACCTGCGCTTCGAGCGCGGCAATTTTTGCCTCCAACTGCTCTAGCATAGCCGGATTAGTGCGAATTGTTACTACGTCTGTAGATACGTCAGCAGCAAACTTCTCAACCATTCCTTTGGCAACTTTGAGGTCTTCTTGCAATTTTATGAGGGTCGCACCGATTTCAACGTAAATTCCTCCGCCTCCTACGTCCATACCATCTTCAGCCATAAATTCCCCCTTTGGGTATTTTGAGGCAAACGCGCCGCATAAAAAAGAACCCCCCATTATATGAGAGGTTCTAATATTTTAGATGTGAAATCGCTATTTGCTCTGCCTGCTATATTTAGTCATCGCTTCTTCGGGTTCCATGCCGCGCTTTAGTCTCATACGCAAAGTGCCAGCAGCAACAACGCAGCGGACGTCTTCAGCCCATTCAGCGATACACTTGGTTTCTCCGAAAGCAGTAATCATGTGATTATCCCGTCGATTCCTCGCCTGTTGCTTCGCTGTAGCCCACCTGCAGTTGGATGGTTCATAGTTGCCACTTTCGTTATTTTCTCTATCAAGGGTGAGTTTATCCGAATAGCCATTAGCGAGAGACCATTCCTTGAATACCGAGCTATCTCTCCATGCCACACAAACTGTAATACCGCGCCCGCCATGAGTATGGTAACTGTCACTGTTTTTGTTGTAGCAACGATTCATCATAGCTGCCCAGCACTGATGCAGTCTAAAATACTCGCTACCCACCACACGGTCGCCGTGCGTAGTAATTACCTCGCGCCGATAACACCCGCATGACTTGGTATGGCCACTGATTAAATTATTGCCTTCTACGCGGCAAATGTTTCCACATTCGCAGACGCAAATATAGAAATGCCTTAAATGTCCCTTGATTCTCTCTACTTCATGCTCTTTGACTGTGAGCCAATTCCAAACCATACCTACGGGCATGTTGTCCGTCGTGTAGTTGACTCCGTCTTTGACTCGTGCTATACTAGGTCTCATGCGATACCTCCTTCTAGGTATTTCATACGCCCACCGCAATTAGTCTTTGCGGTGGGCACTTTCTATTCATAGTATACCACAAACTGGATTGTTGTGCAAGCGGGTCTTATCGTCTATCAACGCCTTTAGTCGTTGTGCGTCACTAAGTTTCGCTTTTGCCAGTCGCTCTTTGTTCAACTCTGTCCATGTCTCATAGCAGGAAACGTCAGTGTTCGGCAGTTGCGATATTTCGTACAGGCGCGATTGTGTTTCTGCTAATGAAGGTATTGAAACAGCAAAGGATGCCCATTGTTTGCGTCTCGCACGCTCTGCCGCTATCTTCTGTTTGCGGGTCAGGCGTTTAGGCTTGGCAACTTTCTTCTCGTCAATTTCCTGCTTGTCGCCATCGCGGTTGAACATGCGCAGGTCTTCGACTTTCAGCCAGCTACTCTTCTCACTGATGCCCATAGTTCCACAGTTTAACGTGTACCACAGGCTCCTAGCGAATCGCTCATCTTCGAGCAGTATCGCCTCATTCTTTCGCAGGCTATACGCCCCAACAAACTCGGATATCTCCCATGGAATTAGGAACCCGAAGGCTTCAATGTCGGGGTCGCCACCCGCAACTAAATATTGTCGATACCAGCTAGTACTGCTCCAGACGCCGCCATCGCTGTCTCCATCTCCTTGCCCGCCTCCGTTAATGTGGAGAGCAGGCGCAATATTTGGGGGATATCCACCCCGAATGCCTTTCCAAATCCGGTCACGAGCTGTTCACTCAAGTAGCCAATGTTGTTGGTATTGATGTTGTAGAGAACGTCGTCCTCTGTCCATAACTCTTCGTCAGCCAGCGGCCCCGGCCTGCCCTTGCTTGCGTTGTATTTGTCACGCTCAATCGGGGCGTTAAAGCCTTCCACAAGGACAGCAGAAAGAATGTCGCCCTCTGCCTTCATCGCAATGTCAGCGTATAAATCCTTGATCGACTTACCAAACTTGCGCTGGAGGTTGCTGATTGAGCGTGCGTTTAACTGGAAGTACCCCGTGCGTTCCATCCCGGGAACGTAAACTTCTACGTCACCATTCGTGGTGAATACGTCGGCTTGCGGAACTTCTACCGGAGCCACCGGCGCGAGTGTTGGCTTTGCTCTTTTGCCTATGTTAGCCATCTAATTTCCCCCTTATAAAACTGAAATGTAGGGTGGGGACTGAATTGTCCCCACCAGTGCTTGTGTGGTTACTTACCACACAATTACGGTATTACTGGGACATACGGGCCAAGTGCCCCAGTTCCCTGAAGTGCGATGTCGAAGGTAGCGATGCCATCGACTGGAGCACTGATCTTGACAGACTTGCCGTAGCTGTTGCCAACCAGGACATTCCCGCCCGTAAGTGGAGACCCTGTCCCGCCAACGTTTACCCCAATAGCAATAACTGTGCCCGCGAGTAATGGTGTCAGAACGGCCACTAACTGTGAAGCTCCAGTAATAACCGGAGTAAGCACGCCATCTCCGATGATAGAGAAGTCGTTCTTCACGAAGTCGGTGTGCCCGCCAGAAGTTTTAGACGAATGAATTTTCCCGTTGCCTGTCAGTGTTATGGCAGAACCAATGGTGAAAACCACCTCTATGCCATCATCGGCGGGGAAATCAGTGCCTTCCAATGCCGCCAACAATTCGGCGGTCAGTTCTGAAGGGGTGCCGTCAGAAGTCCAAAAGGTATTTGCTGTTGCACTCCACGTATACTGCGTCGGAGCGAAAACCGTATTGGGATACAGGTCGTGAACCTTCGCACTGGCGAACCCCATATTAATGTCAATGGAGACGTCGCCGCAGAAAACGAGTCCGCCTGCACGGGTGAGTGTGCATTTGATGCCCGACACCTCTGCGGCTGTATCGTCTAATACTCCACTAACGGCGGCGTTCCATTCGGTATAGCCGACGAAGTTCGGGGTTGATGGGTCGCCCTTGTGAGCGCCATCAAAGGTAGTCCCGGTGATAGATATATCACCGCCGCGCGAAAACTTTAATGGCGTTACTACGCCCGCAGTCTGCGGCCCAATGTTTAGGTTTTTGCCGGCAACAAGTGTTGGTGTTGGCATTTTCTTTCTCCTTTAGTGCTAGGCCGTAGCCTGCTGAATATATAGCTTAAGTCTCAAAACTCCGTGATATACGGGTAGCTTGAGGACTTCGTCGAAACTGTCGCGGATACAAAGCGTTGCTCCGGGAAAAGTTGCGATGTTGTAAAATCCCGTGCCCAGTGAAATTGGGCTACTGAATTTTGTGAGTAGTTTCGACACAGAATCCATGATACTTAACACGGGTGCGCGGCTACCACCGCTGTCCCAGACATGAATAGTCGTCGTCGTGTACCAGCCCTTGAAATCCTTGCCCCAGAAGGCATCTGCGGTGTCTTCGCCAATTTCGATGCGCCTTGGCGTAAACTCCATTGGCGGACTGCTCAACACGGGAACGGCGACTCCGCCATAAGTCACGGCGGCATTGAGTTTCGTGTAAATCCCAGCTTGTATTGCAGCAAACGGAATACTGAATCCGGTTTCTGTTGGCATTACTTACCCCCTAGTGCGGCTTTAACCGCCCGTATTGTGCCCATTCGCGAGGTTTCTAGCGCAGGAACCATAAACGGTGAAGCGTACATGCCGCGATTGAATGACCTATTATGCGGAGGATTCGGAAATGGGCCGGTGCTTGCCGTATCACCCGTGCCAAACTCAAACCAAAGACTTACCCAGTGCCTGCTGACAATGCGAATGGTAAGCCCGCCATTTAATGGGATAATCTCTATCATATCAGCAATGCTATCGGAAGTTGAAGGAACCGGCGTATTTGGTTGTCCGGTACGACTCCTGCCCCCGGTTGGTAAGCGAGTGAATCTCCAAACTTTAGGCGGCGGAGCTGCAAGGTACTTTGCCTTGTCCTGTATAACCTTTGCCCGCAGCATCAATGCTTCTTTTACCTTTTCTTCGATAGCGGCTTGCTTCTTCGCGAAGTAGCCAGATAGTTTGTCAACGCCAATTACTCGCATATCACTGACCTGCTTGCTTCAACTCGTTAAGATAGACGCATATCTCGGTGTGATGCTCATTCATATCATCAATCCCAACGATATAAAAGCTGCGGGTGCCTATGACCAGCCGGTCAGCAGCGGTGATAACAGTGTTATAGTCATTGCGATAAGGTATGTGAAATTCGTGCGAGATTAGTTGCCCATTAACTGCGGGCGTGTATCTGATTGTGGCGTCGATACTGTTGAGAATTCCTGTTAGCGTTACCCCTGTAGTAGCGTACCCACTTGTGCCTGATGCGGAAGTAAATCCCCCCATGCCGTCACCGAAAGCACTATTCCCGATGGTCTGTCTTTGCACGGTCATTGTGTACATAATTGAAGGCCGGGTAACTTCCCTGCCGGTTATTTCCATCCAGCCAGCGGCGCGGTGTGGAACTATCGCCATAATGTCAAAGGTTCTGGTCACGGCGTCCATGACCACTTGAATCATGTGGCCTACGATAACGTCTGCCCGTTTTCTTGTTGTGAGTGTGGCAACACTTCCGTTATCGGCGTTGGTTATATGATTTAAGCTCGCGAGTGACGGCCACGCTACCGCAACTCTGCAAGTCGGCGTTGAGCCGAGGTTGCCCCACGTAACCTGTCCGGTAGTCGCCGGGCTAGTAATAAGCGTCGGGGTGAGTATGGTAGCTGTATAGCGGCATTGTGCCGATGATATTGGTGTATAAGCCATAAGTCACATCCTCGAAAGATGGCACAAAAAAGAACCCCCGATTCATTTGAGAGTTCTTTTTTACATCGTGAAGTAGTTACTTGCTACGCCGGGAAGGTTTTGTCATCGCGTCTTCGGTATCCATTCCACTCTTTAGTCTGTACCATAAAGTTGCATAGGAAACAACGCAGCGGGAATCTTCTACCCATGCAGAAATACACTTCGTCTCGCCAAATGCCATAATAAGGCGATTAGACCGAGTGTTTCTATTCTGCTGCTTACGTGTCGCCCACCGGCAGTTTGAAGGTTCGTAATTGCCGTCGTTGTTAGGGTAACGGTCGAGAGTTAGGGTGTCAGAATATCCGTTACTTATAGCCCACCTTTGAAATACTTCTGGATTATCTCGCCACTCATTGCAAACAGTGATGCCGCGTCCTCCATGAGCGTTGTAACCAGAATCATTCATATCGTAACAGCGGCTAATCATGTGTATCCAGCACTTATACAACCTATAATATTCACTAGTAGGTAAGCTATATCCATGCTTTGTCGACCAGACTTTAATCATTGCCTGCTTATAACACCCGCAAGATTTTGTGTGACCACTTACAATATCACGCCCAAATGCGATATAAATATTTCCACAATCGCACAGTAAAGAATATCGTGGTTTGCGATCGCCAAATGGGCTAGGTGTACGGTTCTGAACTGTGCCCCTACCCCATCTCATGCCGGCAGGCATAGTGCCTAGCGTGTAATTGACGCCATCTTTGAATCGCTGTATACTAGTTCTCATGCAATACCTCCTATCGGTATTTCATACGCCCCGTACAATCAGATTTTGTGCGGGGTAATTACTTTTGGTAGTATAACATGTTGCGCCTGGTTTTGTCAATAATCATCATACGAAATAGCGTCAGGAACAAGCTGGCCCGCAACAGCAAATATATTATCAGGCTCACTATCACCCCTACGCTCAAAAAGATAACCACAAAGGCGACACACCCCGTCAGCGGCCCAATCCGGTAGTGCAGTATTAACTGCCGTATATGTGATTGTAAATCCTAGGCAGTCTGTATGCGTACCAGATATATCAGGCCACAGTTGATCATCTTTCAAAAGAATCCTATTTGTGGAAGGGTCAGTGGTATATACATCAGTGCTGACGGTTGTGGTAGTGGCTGATTTGCGTCTTTCTATGATGCTTGTTACTGCACTCATCGGGCCGTAACCGAGCGTGATCGTGCCATCGACGTCCTGCGCGTCCAACCATTCTTGATATGTAAACACGGCTTTCCATGTTTGAGTGTCAGTTCCCACGCATAATGCTGAACGGGACAAAACTTCCAGCGCCATTCTTGCCCGCCGGATATACATGGCTAATAGTGTGTCGTCGCTTGAATTAACGTCTACGAGATGGGCCTTTACTAGCGCGGAGGACACAGGTTCTACGCTGCTATCACTGATTCGCGTAAGTTTCATATTACCCCCTTAATCTCCCCGCGCAGCATAACCACGCGGGGATTGCCTGTTCGCCTTACGTGGTGGCGGTGATGGCTGGTGCTGTTACCGGGGCCGTACTTGCACTATCGACGGTGGCGATAACGCCGACAACTCCGGCGCTGATAGTCGTGCCGGTGTACACCAGGCTAATGCGGACGTACCGCTTGTTGCCGATGTATCCGACTTTCTGCTCCAAGCTATCTTTGCTGGTGCTGTTAATGACGGTGAACGCGCCCAGTAGGTCACCAGCGGCGACGGTAGTGAATGCGCCCGTTGCGGTAGTGGCGCTCTCTTGAGCGACAATGGTCAGATAGTTGCTGCCGTCAACGCCGGTCAGCGCACTAACGATAACCTTGAGGTCAACGCCTGCGAAACCAACGGTGTCAATTATTGCAGACAACGTATTAGTATGGGCCAAGTCCTGCGGCTCCAGCAGTATTGTATCTCCTGTGTTGTGATAAATATCACGCATGTTATTTTCTCCTTATGAACGAAAGGGGTGAGGAGTTACCCCCACCCCGTATTGATTACTAGGCGGCCACCTGCCACTTGCTACCGTCGCTATAGAACAGTTTGCCAAGTCCAGTAGCGTTACTGGTAATGGCGTAGGTTCCTGCGGCGAGGGCCGTGGTAGTGGAATTGGCGGTTACGGCCACAGTGAGTGCCACCAGTGGGATTGTCCCGATAGTGACGGTAGCCCCCGTGGTCAGTGCTGTTACGGTAAGCTCGTTGAGCGTTTTCTGTGCGTCAACGACAAGCGCCTTGCTTGCGGCCACCGTACCGGGGGTAACAGCGGCCAGCTTGTTGATTTGCGCTGCGGTGGCGGTTACGCCAGCGGGGAATTGATTAGCCAGTATCGCACCAATCGCCGCCCCCGTGTAGTCAACCCCGCCCACATTATAAATGGCGCTATCCTGTATTGTTTGGATATTAACGCCATCGACATTCTTCATGTCGATTAGTGTTCCTGCGTTAGCCATAATTTACTCTCCTTAGGAAGCGGCGATTTTCAGTTTAGCAAAGGCCTCTGCGCGAACCACGTTGCCACCGATGCGCTTGCGGGCAAGGATGCGAACGTAGCCAGAAGTTGCCTGTGTATAGATGTCGCGGGTGAAGGTGAGCTGAGTGCGGTCCACTAGCCAGTAACCCCGTTTGAGGTCGCCGAACACGACCGGGTACAGACCAGCGCCAATGCTCGGCATATCCGGCACAATGATATACGGACGGTCAAGAATGGTATTCGGGATTGCGCCAGCAATGCCCGGTGCCCACAGATACTGGTTATTCCCGTCTTTCAGTTTTCGGATAGCAGACAACGTAGAGCGATTAAAAGCCCAAACGCCATTGCGCTGATATACGTCTTTGATGTTGTACATCAAAGAAATAAGCGGGTCGGCAGAAGGGATCGTGGTAGCAGCGCCAGACACGACTTCAGCGATACCAGCCGCATTCATGAACCCGAACGGCGCTCCGTTTATACCAGTGCCGGACACAACACTCGTGCCTTCCAGCAGGGTGAAGCTCTCGGTGATCTCGTCGCGAATCATACCTTCGAGGTCATAATCGCTATCTTCCAAGTCTTCATTGGACACGTCGATGATCGCATACATCTCACGAGTGAGAATCTTATCGCGCCCATACAGGGGGTTCTGGCTCTCTGTGCGGAGCTCAGTCTCGCCGACGAACCGGGCCACGGTTCCCTGCGTGCGTGTCGGCCAGGAGATTTCCTTTTTCGTAGTGGGCTTTACGGTAACAAGGCCGCGCACATCGCTGTACTCGTTAATGTTACGCATGATTGTGGACAGGTACTCTGGGCTTGCCAGATAGCCACCAGTCGTGTCGTTGGCTACGGTCATCCCCATCTTGATTTCGGAAGGCATATCCGGGGACAACCCCATGCGAATACCAGCGAAAAAGGCTTCTGTCTTCGCGTCCTTCGCGTCGGCGGTAGTGCCAGCGGATGTGCGATTCAGCTTAGTGATAGAATCTTCAAGGCGAATCAATTCTGCCTCAATCGCCCCCAGTTTTTCAGTCTGTATGACAGACTCTTTGCCCGTAGCCTCGATGGTAGCAAGCCGCTCATCGTTTGTGCGCTTGAACTCTGCGGTAGTAGCAGCAAGCTCCTCTACCTTTTGTACTAATTCATCCATTTAATTGCTCCTCTTACTTTGTGAGAATATCTATGCTGCGTTGTAGATTTGCAGCGATAGATGCGGCAGACTCTGCCGACATTGAAACGTTATCTACTTGCTGAGTGGTAGTGGTTTCCGGCTGCGACAAAGCAGTGGTCTCCGGCTCCGGCTCATCTATAGTATTTTCTGTGGTTGCCCCCATTTTTGCGGGGGTGTCGTTCATCATTCCTCGAAGTGTCTTCATGTGGGTTTGGATTTCAGACGCGCACTTGACAACACGGGAATGAATCCCCGCCATTGCCGCCGTGTTACGAGCTTTATCGCCACGACCCATCATTGCGCCATCGTACTCGACTTCGGCCTCCTGTGCCCCGCTAGACCCCTCTGTGTCGCTCTCTGCTGGCTCCGTTGCCTTCAATGCGAGTAATGCATCTAACCAAGTCAGCATTGCGGTTGCGTAGTCGCTCAATCCCTGTGTCACGGCGGCCTTAACCTGTATCGGGGTGAGCGTATCGTCGTCGGTTAGCTGGTAAATCAGTGAAGATAAAGCACTGTCGAGTTTGTAGCGTTCACTATCAAGGTCTCGCTCTTCTTCACGTACTTCAATCTCATTGAGAATATCGTTAAAGGTTTTCGCTAACGTGATATTTTCGGCTACTTCAGTATCAGGTTTCTCTTCGCTCATAACTGTGGTGATAACGGACGGCTCATTAGCAGGTACGTCAACAATGCCAACTTTCTTGAGGATAACTTCGCTTACGTGGTAGGCCCCATCTTTGAATGTGGCTTTACCTTTCGGCAACTCCACAACAACGGACAGGCCGGTAGCCATGCCATGTTCGGCGCGGTGCTTCAAACGCGGGTAAACCTCTTCACGGACATAGGTAGAATCCATGTTCAACATACCACGAGTGAGCGTCAAAACGTTGCCATCATAGGAAAACTCTCCTATGCCGACCTCTTTCATAATGCCCGAACCGTGGTCTATCTCAATGGGAACCTTTTGCCCACCTTCGTTAATCGTCTTTGTAAACGAACCGGCCAGCAGCACCATCGGAGGGTTAGTTGAGTTCAGCACTCCGCAGACGTGAGCTGTTCCGGTGATAATTCCCTCTTCGGAATCACTCACGCCCAAACTAATCTCAGTCACAATGTTATGCCTATTTTTGAGTATTGTTTGCTGTGGCATTAGTTGCCTCCTCTGCTACTGCTGGCTTATTATTATCGGGAACACTTCCGGGGGCTACCACAACGCGGCTTGCCCCTGTTTTGTCTGGTTGCGAGACTTCATTCAGCACAGTTTCGAGTGTTTGGCGGTCGCCGTCCACAAGGCGGGTGCCAATCTCATCCCAATCGTAGCCGAGTGTGTCACAAGCCTGCTGAAGGGTGATAATTCCCTTGTCTACGGCCTCGATAGTGCGGGCGTAAAGTGCGTCTCTATCTTCCTGCAACGCGCTGATAGCTTCTGTGTCAAATGCTATCCGTAAGTTTGGCGGATAATGACTCATCATTGGCTTAGCAAGCATCTTGGGAATTTGCCAATGCTGCAAGTGTCTTTGAACCCTAGTCAAAACAGGCAATATACTATCAGTAACAAAGCTCTCTTCGCTCTGTTCCTTATTCGCGTACTGTTCCGAACCGGGAATATTCAGTTTTTGCGCAGGGACACCTAGGACATTGCATATAGCCAAGGCTGCACGAACGTCCAGCTCACCCCACGCCATATCGGTAGGAGTCATGGTATCGCGGTCATATTTAATACCACCCCACACAAACAGGCTTTTGCCTTGATTGGCTGCGCCAGAACGGGCCTCAACTGCTTTTAACACGTCTTCACGTTGTTCGGGTGTAGGGGTAGCGTCTGTTGAGAGAATACCACCTGGCCGGGCGGAGTTTTGCAGTAACGCTAGATTCCAGCCAGCACCAGCATTAGCAATATCTACATGCTTGGCGGCGGCTTGAATTGCGGCTAACCCACCCCATTTGTCCAACGGGTGCCAGTTGCGAATGTAGCGCACTTCTTCTGCACTTAGGAACGTCGGCACACCCCCATAACTGCTTGTGTGTTCGTATCCAATTATCGCACGCTGACCATCATCAAAACGCGGCGTGGTTTCATGCACGTAAAGGCACTCAAGTTCTTGTTTTGGTTCAATACTGCGCCAGTACGCCTTGCCCCCAAGGTCGAGACTGGCAATGGTAGCGGTTATAAACTGCAACCAGCTATCATTATCATTCACAAAGAGGAACATATCCTCAATTTCTGGAACGGACACGCGCTTCTCTAACCATTTACCGTTATCGCCCTGCTCAGGTGTATAACAGTACCAAGGAACAGCGGCCACGGGCGCGGCTTTCTTCTGAATGCACGACAGCACTACCCAGTTCGCCATGTACGCCTCACGCGAGGCCGTGATGTAGTCAGTAGTCTTCCAAAGCGGGTCTCCGACGTTGCACAAAGCGCTGAACGGAGACGGCGTAGCGCCAAAGAGGAATTGCTTCACCCTCTGGCCAAGTGTTAATTTCTGCATATGTTTCTCCGTTAAACTAGCATTGCGCCAATTTCTTGCGGGGGACGCTGCTGAGCGAACGCCAACATCAGCGCATCTGCAAGGTCGGGTGAGGACATCCCACGCTTTTTCATCTCTTCTTTACTCTCGATGAGGTATCTACCGCGTGAATCAAATTTGTACTTTAGGCCAGTGAGTTGCGCGGCCAGCTCTTCGTTGTCGGGAATTGCAATGTCACCCGATTGGAAGCGCTCTCGCAGGTTCCAATACCACTCGGCCCTATTATTCACGAACCGCTCAGTGTCAACAGGCTTGCCCGCCGCGTTCAAGTCAATGGCAGGCTGATTCATTTCCTTGAGCCGGTCATAAACACCAGCCCCAAGCCCGCACACGTCAACATTCGCATATGCGGCACTTGTCTCTTTGATGGCATTAGTGATTGCACCGGCCACTTCCATTGTGTCCTGCTTGCGAATCTGCGCGTACAATTCAGCGCGATTGCCCCAAACTGACCAGATAACGGTACTGTCTGAACCAAACCGGGCTATGTCACAACCGAGGAAAGGAGCGTTGGTTGAGCGTTCCGTACTTGGGTAACGCGCTATGGCTGCTTCAATCCACGCCAAAGGTATGAGGGTGTCTTCTGATTGCTCTGGAAAGTCCCCTAGTACCCTTGACGACCATAGCGGTGACTCTTCAGTCCATTTGACACGCTTCTCATCAACCCATTCCTTGGTAATGAGGTACTTTCTGACAACCTGCCCATGAGTAAGATTAGGGGAATCAAAGGCAGAAATATGAATTTTGTGATAGATAGACGTTTTAAAACTCGAATAAAATTCGCCCGACATCTGTGTGGGGTTTCCTATTAACAATATTCTTGCACCAGCACTCGCGAGAAACCCTTCTGCCGCGTCATATATGGCTTGGTCAATACCTGATGCCTCGTCGCAGATTAGGAGAATGTCTCCACTGGAAGAATGGAAACCCTGGAAACGCTCAGGTTTGTCTGTTGATAGCCCCAAAGCGAACCATTTATCATTGATTTCGTACTTTGTTGTTAATGGTTGCCCAGGCAAGGGGATTTTACTTTTTGCATGACTATTCCTAATCTCTCTCCACAAAAGTTGCTCAACCTGTTGCCACGTCGGTGCAGTACTGATCACGCAGCTATCGGGGTGTGTTAGTAAGAACCACAAAGCAACCCACGAAGCGCATTTTGTCTTGCCCACCCCGTGACAACTTCTGACCGTCACGCGTCGATTGTCCCTAACGGCTTCTAACACTTCCTCTTGCTTCTCCCACGGGTCTTCATTTAGCACTTCGCGCACGAATCCGACGGGGTCATTCCTGTATCGCTCTAAACCCTTATCGGGTTCCATGATGAGGTCATTGATCAGATCTGCCACGCATACATCGAAGGCGGATCGCGTTCCCTTTGGTACGTTTTTTAGCATCGCGCCACCTTTGCGGTATAAAAAAGACTCCCCCTTTACAGGAGAGTCTTTCGGTTTTTATGATAGAGCAATTAGTTACCTTCCGGGTTCCGTAATTGCTTTTTCGTGGGGCCATTTGAGCCTTGTCGCTCTGGCATGTACAGTGCTGTAGTTTACACTACATCGGCTATCTTCTACCCACTCTGCGATACTTTTAGTTTCATCGAAAGCGGTTAGTAAATAATTGTTACGCCTATTTCTAGCCTGTTGTTTTGCTGTTGAATATTTGCAATTACTTGGGCTATAGCCTAGGTCGTTGTTAATTCTATCTAGCGATAGTTTTTCATTATACCCATTAGCCAGTGCCCAATCTTTAAATGTCTGATAATCTTTCCACTCATTACAGACAAAAATTCCCCTACCACCGTAATGGTGATAATCCTTACGCTTTTCTTTTTCGCAGCGCCGGATCATATCCCCCCAGCTCTCAAATAGTCTTTTGTACTTACTGCCTGGCCGACTGTCGCCATGCGTCGTTGTGCAAACAAGCCTTACTTCGTCATGATAACATCCGCATGAAATCGTATGACCAGAAATCAAACATTCCCCGACCACACGACATGTCTTTCCACACTCGCAAATGCAAATGTAGAAATGTCGCAATCGCCCTTTGACCTTTTCTGGTGCATGATGTTGCACTGTAAGCCTGCCCCACTTCATTCCAATGGGAATGTTTGGGACGCTGTAGTTGACTCCGTCTTTGACTCGTGTTATACTTTTCAAGTGCTTCCTCCTTTACAGGTTGCATACCGCCCCGGCATTTCGCGATGTCTGGGGCATTTCTATTTTATTATAGCACATACTGGCCTATTTGTATACCGCGTGTGCCTTCTGCGCCCTTTCGAGGTCGGTCACACGGGCTTCGAGGGCGTCAATCTTTGCAATAGCTTCTCGTATGGCCGTCCAGCTTGGTACGACTTCTATCTCCCTGCGCGTCACGCCTTCGGGCATTTCCTTCGGCAGCGTCGGCCACTTGTAGTCCCCAAGGTTCACGGCGGAGCCTATGGGAATACTGCTGGTGATAGAATCGCTATGCGGATAAACCGAGATAATAGGTGCTGTCGTCGGTTCTATCTGCGTACCCTCTTGGAAAACGTAGTTAGCAGCAGGTGCATCCTGCAATGCGCGTCTCACGGTTGCGGTCGGCACGTCGAACACGTCGGAACATTTCAGTTTCTTTGCCATAAATTCTTCCCCCTTTCGCTAATAATAAATCAGGAGGTGAAGTTTGTCAAGTGAAGTGCAGGTTATCCTGGCAGTCGGTCGCGAACGTCGGGTAGCAGGCGTCGATCTCACGCGAGATGACAGCAAATGCCGGTATTACAACATCGTTGTAGTAAGGACTATACACGTCTGCTTCCCCCTTGCTTCTATGGTTGAAGGCATAATGCGCCACTTCTTCGGGCGTCTTAAACGGGGCGTGCAGCGACAACTGTGTAGCAGCAAACAGGAGTTCCTCACTAACCGCAGTCGCACCTGTTACCAGCGCGAGGGTACTGAGGTTCGCAATCAGTTTGTCGTATTCTTTGCGGGTATAAGGCATAGTGTCCCCTTAAAGTGTCTGTTGCTCAAGCTCCTGCCTGACGCGCTCGCAGGCAATAGCGTGGTATTTATCGTCTTTTTCCATACCGATAAAGTTGCGCCCCGTGCGAATTGCCGCTATCGCCGTAGTCCCTGACCCCAAACAATTATCCAAAACCGTTTCGCCTTCGTTTGTGTAGGTTCTAATCAGGTATTCAAACAGGGCGACGGGCTTCTGGGTTGGGTGAAGTCCGCGCTCAAAACCAGCACGAAGTATGGAAACAGGAAACTTTTCATTATAGGTTTTACTTTGCGGTTTAGATGCAAAAATATTTTGCCCTTCCCCATCTTTTTTGTTCAAAGATTTGCGGTTCATCGTATATGGTTCACACGGGGTTTTTTGAGGATTATAAAAAAGTTTTCCTTGCCCAAATACGATAATGTTTTCGTGTGATTTCATCGGTCGGATATTTGCTAATTGTGGTTCAAACCCGCGTCCCTTATCCCATATTAATTCATACTTGAACATTGAGAAGTTGCTTGCGATAAGTTCTGTTGTGAACGGCTGGCTTGCGGTCAGCACAATTGCCCCGTTCTTCTTAATCACGCGCTTGTAGTGCGCCCAGAGAGGCTCAAACGGTATGATGGTATCCCACTTGCAAGCGGTAGTTCCGTAAGGGAGGTCACAAAGCACCATATCAACGCTACCGTCCGGTATACCCGCCATTAGTTCGAGGCAGTCCCCGTGGTAAATCTGGTTCAGTTCCATGCGCTTCCCCCTCAGAAAGTTGGCGCGTTTGGCGTGTCTGTGGCGCGATTGAAAAGAAAGAGACCCGCTATTTGCACTTATGTCAGAGGTGGCGGGCCTATGCTGGCTAGACAATAACACGGATGTGTTGGATTGTCAATTTTGGTGCATCCAGCAGGAATCGAACCTGCGACCTACGCGTTTTCACCGCGACGCTCTACCGGGCTGAGCTACAGATGCGAAACTTTTGAGGGGTGTTTGATTCGGGGGCCGAAGCTCAGGCCGAACCCTTTACCCCTCGATAATAAACTTGAGGCGAGGGGCGCGGAGTTTCACCGCAGGTTCCCAAGGAACCACCCGCACTGGCGGGCGCGGTTACTGACCGCTGACCCCAAGCATGTTATGTAGTTGTTTCGCCAGGCGGGCACAGCTACCAAAACCTTAGAAGTTTACCGTGTCGTGCAATCTTACACCAACCATCTGGTGACATTGATGTCACTGAAACCTACACGGTAAACCTTTTCGCCTGCCCATCGTTTCCGGTGCTAAAGCAGGCAGTGAGTGAGAACGTGTGCTATACGGCGCACCGCAGCAGCTGTTCCCGCTCACGCTAATTGTGGAGGACAGTGTCATTGGGGCTACGCCCCGCTTCACGTCGTTCATCCACATCGACATTGTAACTGCAGTCGGGGCACTTGTCAAGTACCTACCCCGCCCGATCTCCTTGTACACTTGGCACATGAGGCTGACGTTCGCTTTTGACGGGTGCGACAAAACCCGACCGCACACAGCGGACACCCTAATTACACTGATAGCCATCCCATGATGGCTTATCTGGATTAGTAAAACTGCCTTTGCCGAAATGTTTATCCAAATCAGCTTTGTACAACTCGATAATCTTTTCGCAAACGAATTGCTGGAATGACGGGTCGTTCGCTACGTCTGCTTCTTCTTGGTTATCCACTTCTAAAGTAAACGACACGTCCCCTGGGTACTGCCATTCTCCGGGAGTAACTGATGCGGATGTTAGCTTCATAGCGCAACCTCCGTAGGCGCTTGCCCACGAAGACGCTTCTTAAGCTTTGCTATTTTAGTATCTCGTTTCTCGATTTTAGCAGTGAGTTTGTCCATTATCGCTTCCGCGTCCTCAAGCAAATTACTTGCCCAATCAAGTCCGCCCATCAACTCTTTCACCCTCGCGTTTGCCATCTCAAGTTGCGAACCGAGTTTCGCGTTGTCGCAGTAAAGCGCCTCCATACGGTCGCGCACACCGTTCTTTACGCAAATATAGCAGTACGAGGTCTCCGCGCTGGCCGGAAGCAGGTTGCCGCAAGCAATGCAACGTTCGTCATCCTCAGACTCGTCGCAGGCTATATGTTTATAGTTTGTGCAATGTTCTGTAGAACTGGCCGTGTGCTTTGCGCACTCCAAGCATATATTTCTGCAGCACTCTAACATACTCTTCTCGGAACAACTGCAACAAAGACACTCATCGCACATTCTATCTGCGTCAACTTCGCAGGCTTTCTGGAAGTCGGCTTCTGTGCCAACGTCCTTGAAACCGCTCTTCATCAGGCTTAAGAAGTCCTCAAGTGAACCGACAAAAATCGACGGCACTTCTTTTTCTAATTTCGCCATAATCATCCCCCTTAAGGATAATACAATCCAAACTCTGTGCAGGATACCCCCGCAATTCAACAGAATAGGCCCGCCACGCCACAAGTTACCCGAAGTAGAGGAATTGCCTAACCACCGGAAACTTGGGGCTTACAATCAACCCTGACGCGAAATGGGTATTTATACAGGAATACCCGCCTTTAGCAATTTCTCGCGCAGGCCATCAATGTATTCCATAACTTCCGAATTACCACACGCCATTTCGTTACCCGTAAGCTCTTCGATTTTGTCATACTCGGTTTCTGGAGCCTTTAGCTTCCCTTCTGCATCACGCAGTCGGGTGGAACAAGTATCGTAACGCTCCTGCAATTGAGTAATGCGTTCACAAGTACCAGCTTTGCAAGCACGTTCCATTTCCATGCACTTGTTGCGATAGCGGTCAGCACTCTCGCGCAAAGAAGTAATACCACATTCTCGAAAATCAGCATTTAATGATTTTATCTCAGCAAGCAGTGTTGTTACGTCATGCTCAAGCGACTTGATTTTTAAGCCTTGCTTGTAGTTATCACTGATGACATTTGCGACGTAGCTGTTAAACCCAAGTTTTTGCTTACAACCAGTGAACAGTCTCTTTAATGGATTACACATATCCACCCCCTTTCGATTGAATCATAACAGAAAGAAGTTTGTTTGTCAAGTTAAAAATCTAAAAAAATTTTTAAGGCAAATAGGTGCTATCACAAAAGTTGGTTTTGCGAAAAATTGAAAAAAATGTTAGGCAAGGTGGTAACTTCGTTTCGCGCGTTCGAATCGTTAATAAATAAACCGTTTTTCACGAACATCTTTTCGCGTCTGTCTGTTTGTATTCGTTGCCGTCGCTTTGTTTGCTATTCGTCGCTATGCAAACCGCTGTTTGACTGCTCTTTGCCAGCTCCTGCTACCTGCGATATCGGGAGTTACGCTACCAGCTACCAGCTGCGTTATATGATACCCTGTTAATGCTACCCTGTTGAAAATGAGTTACACTACCATGCTGCAGGAAATGCGTTTGTTGGTACCTGCAAGGCCTTCTAAGCCACAAGTGCTATTCTGCCACTAGTCATATCCCTGTATTAGCTTGACAATGCCGTGTTTTTGCCTTGTTTTCACATATGAGTCAATTTGATTTACACCTTTTGCGCCTATCTGTTGAATTGACGGGGTGAATTCCCTGCTACCAGCATGATGATGATGATGATCTTATCCTTGCATATTGCTACCTCGGAAAATACTTTGCAATTGTGTGATAAATACTACATCATATTCCTACTACTTACTTGACAGGCTAATCCGCTATCTGTATAATAGACCTTGTAAGCACAATCCTGTGCACGAGGAAAGGGAGGATATCATGAGAGAAGATCAGTACCCGCAAACACACCCGGCGCCGATACCGCACGCGGTCGCGTATGAGTTGTATCGTTGTATCGTTGGTTGTAGCACCTGCCCGAATTATCGCCGGGCATTGTCTGACTACGACAAGGACACCTGCGTGGTGCCGTGTCCTGACGCGCGCTTGTCTATATAGTGGTATCCTCCACACTGCGAATTACAAGGAGATGATGATGACACAAGTAATAACAAGAGCTGACCTACACCAATCTGCGTGCAATGTCTATATTGCCGCGTGCGATTATGCCGCGGCGATTGAGCGCGAAACGATTGACCTGTCAGTACCCGGCGATAACGTAGCGCTCAACGCTGCGTACAATGCCAAGGTACGCCGCTGCAATGCCGCGTTGATAGTCTACCATGCCGCTATTGATGCCGCTGGTTAGCACACAATCTGCCATGGAAGGCCTTCCCTGCTATATGCTACCACGGGTGGCATATCGGAAGGAAGGAAGGTAACTATGTTAATAGAGAAATTGACGCTAAGCACAGAAGGTGCAAAGAACTGGTCGGAGTCTGTATTTTACCATAACGGTTATACGGATCGCCGCGCGGAATATCTGACACCTGCAGAAATAGACGCGCTATGGCACGCAGGCTGCAAGGTTTCCTCGAATGTAACCTACATCAATGATGATGGGAAACGCGCTTGTTTCCTCACTTGGTCAATGGATGGCATGGTAGTGGCTGTTATCGCACCACGCAAACAGAAAGAGGTAATAGCATGAGAAACCTAATCGCCTGCTATAACGTAGCAGAAGTAAACACAACTTGGTTATACGAGCTTGCAGTAAACCTGCTACTCGATATAGCCGCCGCCTGCAGCTTGTTTGCTGACCGGCTTGATCTGATGATACACGGGGAAGGAGAAGGACAATGACACAAGAAGAATTAGACGCGGTATTACACACACATCAATTGTACTGTGCAGATATCCGCAACCAATCAGCTAAAGCTGACCTGTCTGGTAAAGATTTGCGTGGATTGTACTTTCGTGCAGCGCGCACTGATTTATACAGCATTGACTTTAGCGGTGCAGACCTGCGTGGTGTAGACCTTCGCGGCCAGCGGTGTACCGGTGCAGACTTTCGTGGTGCAGATATGCGCGGTGCTAATCTGGAATTCGCTACATTAGACTTCTGCGATATGCGCGGTGCAGACTTGACCGGTGCTAATATGCATTATGCAAGTCTGCACCGTCTGCGGCAAACCAACGGGGATTACAGTTTCCATACAGATAAAATTACGACATATTCCCGGCCTGCCGCAGATTGTTAGCAGCCCTCTGCAGCCTTGAGCGTCCCGGCGCTTAATCCGGGAGGGAGATACTATGAAGTGTCCATATTGCAACGGATTCAAGGGCAATAGCAAAGTACGCGGGTATACGGTTCGAGAGCAACTTGACCGCCATATTGAAATCACTCATGCGGTACAGCCTGCAGCCGCCACTAGCGACCGCGCAGCCGGGAAACCGTGGTGGTCACACCAAGCGGGATAATCCGCACGAACGAAAGGAAAGGTAAAGACTATGAGTAAATCAGATTTAGAGTTACTTTGGAACAAGGCAGCTAATGTCTGGGTAAATGCAGCCGCTAAACAGGCTATTGCTAATTACCTGATAGACCGTAAAGATACCGTTGACCCGCTAGAAATAGCCGACGCTATCGAAGCCGCTATGCAGGCAAAAGATCAATTCACCGCCGAAGACTACAATTACCAGAAGGCATTACAGACCGTGATATTGTAGCATAACACCACAGCCGCCCCGGTAGCACAGCCGCCGGGGTGATGCTATAATACAGAAGAGGTAACAACTATGGGGCCGTTTTATTCAACCGGGTTTACCGGATACGACACAGACCGCTATACAGAGTCAGACCTAAATTATGTATATGCATGGGATAACCTGCAGGAGATACACCGCTTCCGGTGCTTCTGCGACAGCCGGGGATTCCTTGTTAATACTTCACCCCGTCATCCGGTTCACCTGCGTAATTACAAGTTTTGGGTAGCATCTAAACAACCACTTACAGACCGCGAAATCGCAGCCCGGCCAGCACACACAAGTTACAGCCCTGTTAGGTAAACACGCACATACTTTCACGCCTGTTTGGTAATTTCGTGCTATCACTTCACGCCTAATGGTAATTTAAGACTTTTTGACCAAAAAAGGCGTCTTAATCTACCCCCGCGCACATACGCGAATAGGAAACGCGCGCACGCGTATATAGTATATATATACTAAGGGCAAAGTTCACTTTGCTACAGCTCTTAATAAATCAAAGCCTTCAGATCATTTGCCACAGCCTCCTGCACTTCCCTCGGTGCATGGGTTCGTAAACTCTGCAGGATCACCCCCATCAGCAACAGATTCTTCTCAGCGGGCACATTCTGGTTCAACACCTGCGTTCTTTTGCTCTCGCTCTCCACCAGCTTCCGCCTCTGCTCAATCAAGGGCAAAATGTCTTCCCACTGCCGGTATTCATTCGCACCCCTCGCTACTAGGCCGGCTATCCGATCAATGCTTCCTTCCCGGCAAGCCTCCTGCAGGTCATCCCAAATTGCGCCAGCCTCGCCGGTATCTAGCTTCGCTAATACCTCGCCGAGTCTAACGTCCATTAAGGCTATATCGCTACTCAACGAGACTAAATCGGGATCGTTTAGCGCTTGCTGATAGGCGTCCGCTAACCTGGTGGGGAGGTATTTAGATCGGCCTTTGCCTTTGTATGCTGGAGCCAAAACACCGCCTTGTGATTTACCTCCATGATGGTAGCAAACGGTTTTCCCATGCATTGCATTCGCGGTACATCTGTTATGTGTTCGTTTAGATTTTGCGGTGCATTGTGGCATTGAGTTACCTAAATTTGACAACGGGTATAGTTATTAACAAGTAGTATAGTATGACTATGTGGTTATATAGTTACTTGGTTATATGGTGATGATGCGAATTTGTGGAGTTGTCGGGTGCGAAAAACAAGCATGAAAAATAGTACACTTGTTTGCTACTTACTTACTTGACATACGGGTAGAATAGGTGTATACTAATATCAGAGTTAAGACAGAGGAGGGAATTGAGAGGGACAACTAAATATACCGGATAGGCTTAGCGAGGGGCGATACTTCAAACCTACCCTATCACCGACACCGGATATTTAGCATTTGTGTAATCCCGATCTGTATTCCCACCGAACGCGAAAAAGAATTGAGGAAGGAGCTAGAACCTATGGAGCAGAAAAAGTGCGGACACAAAAAATGTGCCACCAAAGCAGAGTGGGAAGTAGTCATTGACAATGTAGGGGTTTTTCACCTTTGCACTGAACATTACTTCCAGACTATCGCGCAGACTTCACATTCTCAAGTGAAGCCGTTGTAGACTAACTCCCGGATTTTCCTGCCACGGACGGCGCGGAGGTGCTAAAATGAGAGAAGATGAAGTCGTTTCCTATAATAAGAAATTCGATAAACACTTGCTCTACCGGCTATGTGATGGCGAATATGAAATGCTGTTATACGCTAACCGCACGCAGGCTAACAACAAGGTCAGTGCATTGCAGTTAGTGGGTATCAGCGCTCACGTAACCGTATCGCGCCCGTTCCTGATTGTTATTGATGAAGCATAACAGCCTTGACCCTCCCGGCGGGTATAGCCGGGGAAGGAATGAACCATGACCACTGAAGATAAATTAGCACTAGCGGAATCCGCAGCCCGTGAAGTTTGGCATAAGACGCAGGAAAAGCCTGCCGCGCCTATTGCAGAACAAAAGAAAGCATGGGCAGCCTGGCACAAAGCAGAAGTTGCTATGAACAAGCATTATATGCAGACATTGGCAGCTAATCGCTAATCACCAAAACCTGGATACGACCGCCACGGAGGGCGAGGGAAGAAAATGAGTACACGTTGCATAATTGCAAAGAAAAGCCCTGCCGGTGGCTACGACGCCATCTACTGCCAGCATGACGGGGAGCCGGGTTACGTCGGCAAGTTGCTTGTTGAGAACTACGGAGCCAGCAGCGCGAATGTTACGCGCCTTGACCTGCTATTCCAGATCGGTTTCCTTGACGAGCTAGGAGCCACTATTGAGGGGTGCGTGCCGCTTGCCCCCGCGCCGTGGATTAATCCGGCGTATCTGTATTGCCCTGACCTTGACGCTGTTTACCACATGGGTGCCGGCGGTATGGCCTGCGCTTACAACTACATTTTCGACGGGGTGCAGTGGATGTACTACGACGCGCTACTGCATGAGTTTGGGCAGCCGTATGACCTACAGCCGGTTCCTGGGCAGTATTGGGAAGGGGTGACGGTATGACACGAGAAGACCTTTGGGCAGTCATACAGACTGCTAAAGCGGATGTAGATGCTCTTTATAGCGCAAAGGAAGCTATCCGAGTATTGCCAGGGGATGATAACTACCCGGCGTATTACAAAGCCGTAGTGGCTATGGATGCAGCTTTTGATACTTCCCAGCGGTTAAAAGAGGTTTGGGGTTTCTGCTTCCAGACTCGTTGCCCTCATTGGTGCCACCCGTGCAGGCATCTGGACAATTCGTTAGCCGAGCAGTGCAGCCTTGCACACGAGAACGCGACCCGGACAGTTACGCCGGGGATGAAGGAAGGTTCAAAATGACTAGAGAAGATTGCGAAAAAATCGGGCGCGAGGTGGGAGCCAGCGTTTACTTCACACAATTTAGTGATGACTTTTCGGAGTCCACAGCCGGGTTCCAGATGACGGGCAAGCCGGGGCGAATGGTGACAGTGTGCGTTATACCGGGCAAGCAGCCCAGCATCGCCGCAAGTACAGCCGCACTGGACGCAGCCGCTAGGCCGCTCATCGAAGCGATTGTCAACAAGGGGGAAGTATGAATAACGTAACTTTTACGCCGCATGAAGGAACGCACTATCACGTAACACGGCGGGTGGGGAATACTATTGAGCAGTTATGTGAAGACGGAAAATTCCGTCAATCCCGCAATCCTTTACTGTGCGGTAATATGCTCTACCGCTCTGACAGCCTTGCGCTGGCTATGAGGTTCGCGCTTGCCGTGATTCAGAAAGAGGAGGCTAAAAATGGATAACTTCGTTGAACCGCTGGGGATTGTTTTTTTCTTCGCAACTGTGATTTTACCAGTACTAGCATACAACTGGATTATTGAAGGTTGGAAAAAGTACAGTGAGGTTCCGCCCCGGAATCTTAAGATTGCCGCTTTTATTTTCTCGGCTTGCATTTTCGCACTTTGCTTTACGGCATGGGGTACGGTGTACCACTTGATGGTGCGATAATGACGGTTTACGACAATAACCTGCCAAGGATGACTGACAGCCGGAGACGGCAAAGGAAAATGACACAATGAGTAAACAAAAGGATTTTCCATGCGAACAATGTATTCGTATTGCTACCCGTGAGTGTGGAGGTTCAGAGCATCCTTTTTTCGGCACTTTCCCGTGTCGCAGAAAGGGGAACTGTCCGGGAATATCGATGTACATTCCGCCAAGGAAAGTGCGAGCTAAAGACTTCAAAAGCATGATTAAAAGAGGTTGCTACAATTTCGATGGCGTGTGGGTAGAAATGTCACGCGAAAGGATACTGCAAGGCTTGCACAAGGCAATTGTTAAGGGTTGGCTGATTCGCGCTCCCGACTTACCTACAGGCGGTATTAGATGGCCGCTAGTAGAAAGTAATAGCAAGTTACGCTTACTCTGGAAAGCTACAGTACATAATAACTTCGCGGCAAAACGAAGGCGGGTGAAGTTTTGACCGTCTACTACAAGCCCCTACAGGGGCGGCTGGTTACAACAACGGAGTCAGCACTTCGCAGCCGATGGACTTCAATATTCGGGTATGCCTGTGTATGCCCGTGCCTTTGTACCGTGGCCTGCGAGGTAAACAGGTTGCTGTTCACCGGCAAGTACATGGTAGACACGAGGAGGTGAAATAAAACAAAACAGAATACGCGCTACGCGCCCGTGGGCTATCCGCCTGCGGGCGTTGCTTTTCGTATAGCCGCGAGCTGGTGGACAATAATCTTATTCCCTGCAACGATCTGGCGCTGAATCACTTGCAGGTTAATGAGGTTGGCCTCTAATAGGGTTATCCGCTGATTGGCGCGGTCTATCGCCAGTGCGTTCCGAATCTCTGACTGTGTTATCTTCTTTGTGAATGGCCACATAGCACACCTGCACTTTCATATTGCTAAATCTGGTTTTAACAGGGAATCTCCACTATGCTTGTGCGGACTACCCCGCCGGGGCGCTTGTGGCGCACTTGTTTAACGCGGCGTTCCCGTTGCTCGTTAGCGTAGGCGATAGGGTTAACTTCTCTAAACACGTTGCCCACCGCCTGGTATGCCGTGGGATCGTCGTTAAACCTGCTATGTGGTGAGCGGATGTTCATTGGTTATACTTTCGTGCCCCTGTTGGCATGGTAAGATAGTACACCTTCCAAAAGCCTTATGCAAGTGTATTTTCTTCTTAACGAATAGCATACTAATCCGCACGGAATACTATTTAATTGCGATAATTGTTATCGTTTTTATCAGATATTTGGGTAAAATAAGAGACATCGAGGGGGAACTCACGGTTCATTTTGCGAATATGCAGGCATACCGTGCTAATATCCATGCCCTTCCGATCAAATGCCTGCTCCTCAATGTAGATGGCCTCTACCAGTGCCTCTAATTGCATGGACTGGCCATAGCGTAGCTCTATGATTCGTTTATCGAGGCGGGGTAATGCGTTAAATGCCTGTTCAAAAGGGCGCACTGTCTTTAGCGTCTCGTTGATTGTGCGGTGACAATATGCCTGCTGCTCATACGCGGCACACAATGCCTTGCTTTCGACGGTGTCCCTGTTGCGCGTGGCGTCGGTTGCTACGCGGTCAGACACGCCGCTACCGTGAACCTCTCCGCTATAGTCAGCGATACCGTATGAGTTGATTTGTGACCGTTGCCAGGCCTCTTCCTTGAGGTGGGGGATAATAGTATCAAGGTCAGCAAGCTGAACCTTGAGCATATCAATGGCCTTAAACTTCCGGTAGTAGTCATCGCATAGCGGGCGCAACAATGAATCTGGTTTGCCCTTGCTCATGGAGTTTTCACTCGCAGGTATTAAAGTAGCATTTGCGTTCATAAGTCACTCCTTTGTACGTATCTTAGCACAACACGTTCAGTTTGACAATACCCTGCAAAATTGGTTTCAAAATACTTCCGTTACCTGCTTGACAAGCACCGCGTTATCTGATACTATATACCTGTGACTAGGGGATAGCCTAGCACGAGAGGAGAAGGGGTCATGAGTCTGGAAATGAAGGTCTGCACAAAGTGCGCCGGTAAGCCGCCGGAAAGCGATGGGGTGATTCAGGCATATCCGCGTGAAATACGCCCCAGTATGTGGGTGTTTGGCGACCCGGAGCCTGAGCCGAACTGCGACCACTGCAAGGACACAGGACTTGAACCGTGCGAATACACCAGCAACTGCGGGCGCGACGCCCAGGTGCTGCTGGAAGGCCAGTATATGTGCCACGAGTGCGCAGCGGAAACCTTGAGGAACAATCAGGAACACGCCGAGTGGGAAGCGGAGAGTCCCGAAATTATCGGCGAATGGAGGTTAGTCAAATCGTGGGATGGCTTGTGGATAGTCGTACCGGCATTGAGCGAATCCGCACTCTGTTGGGTAACTGCAGAGGGTGCAGTGCTTACAACCAGCAGCTATTTGACTGGCAAAACGTGGCGCTATGCCACCAAAAGCGAGGCGGCTACCGCGTTGAACCGCTATCTGCGACTGAAAGAGGAGGGAAAGTAAATGGCTAAAGAAGTATACGACGCCGGAGATTATTTCGTTTTCGGCGATGACGTAGACGGGTACAGGGTTGCCCGCAGCGCAAACGAGACCAAAGAATATTTAGATGTATGCGGGCATTGGGTAAAGGCGGGTGTATCTTATTCGTTCAAAAGCACGAACATGAATACTGCTGCTATGTTTGCTGAGGGCCACCAAGCCAAGGACAGCCTCATAGACAGCCTGCGCAAGCAGTTGAAGGAACTGGGCGGGGAGCTGAAGAAGGTGAAGGCGGAGAATGCGGATGATAAGCCAGATGTGCTGCCACCAGCTACACGAACCGACGTACCGCAGAATGGTTGGAAAATATCCGACGTTGCAAATAGTCAGGAGTGGTCTATTTGCGGGCGATTAGACGGGCGCGTGGTCTGGATATTTTTTGATGGCACAGTTAAAGAACACGGAGATTACAGCAAGCAGTGGCTATTCTCTACTCGCGCCGAAGCCGAAGCCGCGTTGACACTGTACCTGCGCAAGCAGAAGGGGGAGTAGCATGAAACCACGAATACTTACAAGCACTACCAATATGTCAAAGGACATTTGGCTTGAACACCGGAAGGCGGGGATAGGCGGTTCAGAAATCGCAGCCATAATCGGGCTGAACAAGTACACTTCTCCAATTGAGTTGTGGTATGAGAAAACCGGTGCTATGCGTGTAAACGATGGCCGGGAGCCGTATGTCGTCAACGGGCAGGAATGGCCTTCAGAAGCCGCGTACTGGGGAACGGTGGATGAGGAGTCCAATGCTAACCACTTCGCCGCTGTGACGGGGCTAAAGGTGCAGAGACGCAACTGCATATACCAGCACCCGAAATACCCTTGGATGCTGGCGAATATTGACCGCCTAATTATAGACCCTGTAAATGGCAACGGTATCCTGGAGGCGAAAAATGCGTCTAGCTACCTTGCCAAAGAGTGGGAAGGGGAGAATATACCCTTTGCTTACCAGTGCCAAGTGCAGTGGTATATGGCGGTGATAGACCTACAGTATGCTTATGTGGCTACACGTATCGGGGGTAACAAGTTCAACTACATACGGGTAGAACGAGACAATGCGGTTATCGCCGCGCTGATTGAAGCGGGTAGCAACTTCTGGGATTGTGTGGTAACAAACACCCCACCAGCGGTAGACGGCACAGAAGCTACCTCGCAGGCATTGTCGGCCATTTATCCCGAAGGCATTGACGATGACACGCCGGTTGAATTAGAATTACCAGTTAGTGACATCGAGCACTACTTCGAGCTGAAGGGTGAAGCTAAAGAGCTTGACGAAAAGATAACGTTCATTGAGAACCAGCTCAAGGCCGAGCTTGGCGCACACCAGCGGGGCACAGTAGGAGGAACCCGCGTAAACTGGACAAACACTACCACCACGCGCCTTGACACGAAAGAGGTTAAGGCCAAGGAACCGGAATTATTCGCGAAGTACGCCAAAGTGTCTACCTCGCGCCGGTTCACAATCACACCAGAAAAGGGAGGCAAATAATGGCAAGCGGAACAGCTAAAGAAGCCAATGAGTTAATCCTTCGGCGGGCTAACATGTCCGCCGAAGAGGTGAAGGAAGCAAAGCTGACTCCTCACCAGCAACTTGAGGTTCAGCTACTGGGCAAGTATCGCCCGGACATTGAGCGAGCGTTATCAAAGGTGATAGACTACGAGACGCTGGCAGGCGCGTTGTTGCAGGAGTTCCGAATCAATCCGGCACTGTACAAATGCACCCCGACTTCTATTTTGGGGGCGGTATTCACGCTCTCGAAGTTGGGATTGTCACCGGGAGGGCCGTTAGGGATGGCGTACATAATTCCCTACAATCGGAGTGCAAAGGTTAATGGTGAATGGCAACAAATAGCGGAGGCACAGGTTATTGTCGGTTATCGGGGCATGATTCAGCTTGCTTATCGTTCTGGACAGGTGGCAAATATTGAGCCATTCATTGTTTATGAAAACGATAACTTTGAATGGATTGCAGGAAGTAACGCGCAAATAATCCACAAGCCGAAGTGGGGCGGTGAACGGGGCAAAATCACAGGGTACTACATCGTCGTAACTATGAAGGATGGCAGACGCTTCACGTCTAACCCATGGACTCCAGAAGACATAGAGAAGCACCGCGCCCGCTATGCACAAGGCAAGGACAAAAAGGAAACTAAAATGTGGCGTGAGAATCCCGAAACAGCTTCATTGAAAACTGTTTTTCGGATGTGCGCTCGCTGGTGGCCGTTGTCTACAGAGTTTATGAACGCTATCGCTGTTGACAGCCAGACAGTCAATGTGGCGATAGACACTGACCACCACGTTGACGAGATTATCTCATTCCGGGACGTAAACGACATTGAGGGTGAGTTTGTCGAGGCTGACATTCCGCCCGACCCAGAAGAGCCGCCCAATCCATACGACGTAGCAGCAGCGCAGGCGCAAGCAAAGGCGTAGTCACCCGAAGTGCCTGGCCCCGGCCTCGTAGGGGCAGGAGAAAACAAATGGCTTTAATCACGGTAATTGGCAATATCACCAGAGAGCTTGAGTTAAAATATACTCAAGCGGGCAAGCCAATGGTACAATTTTCTGTCGCTGATAATGTCAGCAAGGATAAGACGATCTTCTTTGATTGTGCGGCATTTGACGCGCTTGCAGAGCGGATAGTGAAGTTCTTCAAAAAGGGCAAGCCCATCATCGCTATCGGGAAACTGGACACCCGCGAATATCAGGGCAAAGACGGGACAACGAAAACCTCATTGAGCATCGTCGTCAGTGACTTCTCATTCCTGCCCATGAGCAACAAGGCGGAAGGGGACAAGCCTGCTGACCCGTACAATTCGCCCGCGTCGGCACCGGCGGCTTCACCCGCGCAACAGGCAACGGAAGCCGCAATGCCTGACCTGGTCGATCCGTTCCGCGACCAATAATCAATTACTGGTTATTAATACAATAATAGCTAGTAGTAACTCACTTGACACGCAGGGCTATTCCTGCTATAGTATATTCAGATGCGCGCCCGTCGCACAATCCGGGCAAAGGGGGAAAGATGAACAAAGCGTTAATATTCGTTAGATTCCTGTTTAATGTCGGCGCGTCGATACTTCTGGTATCTTCCGGCGTTTACATCGGGAAGGGCAATGCTGTAATGGCCGTAGTTTGCATAGCCTTTGCGTTTATCGTCGGGATAATAGCCAATGGGCTAGCGGAGGTGAAGTAATGCCAGAGAACCTAGTAGTCCGCATATCCATTGATTCAGAGGAGTTTGTGGCGGCCTGCAAGCACGCGGGGCGCCGGAACATGGGCATTTGCGAGTACCTTGTCGAGGCGGTGAAGAAGTTCAACCACGAGCGGTTGCTTCACGAGAATCTTGATGCATTGCACCGACCGCCGTTCGGGGTTGACGCTGCTTATGGGCAGGGGGAGGAAGACAATGTCTAAACACATATATCCTGTCGGTATCAGAATCCTGTATCTGGTTTCTGTAATTCTTTTTGGAGGTTACAGCGCGACGTGTAATTTAATTGGAATGACAATAACTTTCATTGTGTTTGCTATTATGGGTATTATTGATGCCCATGTAAATGGCACTGGATGGGGGGAAGTATGAAGAAATGGATAATATTCTTATTCAATATGGGCTTCATGCTTTTCTACCTGATGACTGGCGTCAATATTGGATTGCACAATTGGGACAAAATGTGGGTGAGCATACTAGCTGCTGCGGGGTGCTTGTGTGTTTCTTATTCAATCCCGCGCAAAAAGAAAGAAGGGGTAAAATAATGCGAAAACAAAAAGCGCCAAAGACAGTTGATGCGGACTGTACTTTTATTCTAATAGGTGGTATACTTACAGAAATGCCTCCACACATAGCCAAATGTTGGAGGCCGGACAACACCTAAAAGGAGGAGTTGACAATGAACATTATAACCACAGTTACACCTGTCGTCAAGGTTCGTGGGTGTGCCATTCCTATCGGGATGAAACTCGGACGATTAACAACCACGGCGCACGTGGCCGAAAGAATTAACGGACAGATAAGGCATTTCTATACTGTCATCTGCGATTGTGGTAATACATACCGCGTAGAAGGCCAGAAATTAGCCAGTGGTCATACCATTTCATGTGGGTGTTATCAGCGTGAAGTAAGTACCACACATGGAGATAGTCTACTCGGTAGTGAATATTATCGTTTACGTTGTGTATGGACAGATATGATGCAACGTTGCTACAACACAAACAATAAAAACTACTTTCGTTATGGTGGAAGGGGTATCATCGTCTGTGACGAGTGGAGAACTGACCGTGCCGTCTTTAAAAAATGGGCGCTTGCTAACGGATACATAAAAGGCTTATCCCTTGACCGTTACCCAAACAACGATGGCAATTACGAACCGAATAATTGTAGGTGGATCACAATGAAGCAACAACAGAGAAACAGAAGTGATAACCATCTCATTACAGCCTTCAGTGAAACGAAGTGTATCGCTGCGTGGGTAGAGGATAAACGGTGCGTCGTTACTAGTCAAACTTTATGTTATAGAATAAAGATTGGAATGGATTCGGAAGAAGCGATGACGAAACCAACTGGGAGGGCGGCAAAGTGAGAAAACCTACATCGTCAATGAAAGTTGTAGAAACGCCGCAAAACGTGCGCGAAACCGCGTTTACCATTGAGGTGAATGTCGATAAGAAACGAAGCTACCTTGAGCTGGCGTTTGAGGAGGCATTGAAGGAGTCTTGCCCAGAAATACCGGCCCCAGAGATTCAACGCAAACCGCTAAAGGGGCGTCGGTACTCCTGCGACTTCATCTGGCGTGATCGGAAGATTATTGTCGAAGTGGACGGTGGCACGAAGTTACCCGGCGGGGGTTCACACGGCACAGACAGGGAGTGCCGGAACATCTACGCTTGGCTTGGATACACTACTGCCTTCTTTGACGATGACATGATTAACAAATTCATGCCTTACTGCATGGACGTGATGCGGGCACTGTTTTTTGGGATTGAGTCTTTGGAATCTATCCCGAACCTGCTGCCCTACAAAAAGGTACTTCTGGACGCCAAGGCTGCGCGCAAAGCCGCGAGGATAGCTAAAGGCTACAAAGCCCCATCTGCGCCAAGGAAACCGCGTGTAGGCCGACGTGCGAAGTAGCCCATACCTGCTTGCGCTGGCTTGCAAAGATTTTAGAATACCCTATTGCGTTACAAACAATTTTCTGTTATACTATAACAATTGGAGGAAACATGACTCTACAAGAAGCTATCGTAGCAAAAAACCTGACCTATCGGGACGTTGCCAAGTTGATCGACGCCACGCCCGAATACGTCCAGATGCTTGCTACCGGCAAACGCGACCACGCCTCGTACAAGATTATGAGGAAACTATCGGCTTTGACGGGGGAGCCGATAGAAGAACTTTTCCCCGACTATTGAAGAGGAGGAAACTATGAACATACCAATCAGCGATGACATCCATCGAAGCCCCGCTATAATGTGTATGGCACGAGATTTAGGAATTACAAACGCAGAAGCAGTCGGCTATGCTGTGGCACTATTCTGTTGGACAAACAAACATCGGGTGCATGGTTTGATAGACGACGTTTTTATAGAACATGTTTGTGATTGGCAAGGCAATTTAGGGGCACTATATCACGCTTTTATTGATAATGGAATCATTATCTGTGATAGTGATAACGTTCATACTATCGTGGGGTGGGAGCGACTCTACTACGGCGCTAACCTGCTTAAAACCAGGGGGTAATAATAATGGAAACCAAAGGAGAAACTGATATGGCATATGTCTCAATGTATCAAGACCTAAAAGACAACGACAAGCTATTTACACTTGCCGCTAAACTGGACGTATCACCTGCCCATGCGTCGGGCAACTTGTTCTTTTTGTGGGCGTGGGCTTTAGACCACACAAAGGGTACTCATGGGGACTTGACGGGAAAGTCGTCTGCCGTGGTAGCCCGTGCTGCAGGGTGGGAAGGTGACCACCAGCTTTTCTTTGACGCTATGGTAGATTCTGGTTTTTTAGACCATACAGAAAAAGGCACCTTTTTGCATGATTTCGCAGAGTATGGGGGCAAGTATCTGGAGAAAATAGAAGAAAATCGCCAGCGCGCTGCTGCTATAAGAGCTGCTAGAAAGTTAGCTCAAGACCTTGCCGCAGGCGTGGAAACACCAGAAAAAGATATTAGTACAGGATACGTACAGGATACGTGCGCAAATAGTACGAATACTGATTCTGTACTTCCTTTAGGTAAGGTTAGTAGAGGTGAGGTGAGGTTAGAAGAGGTAAGTAATACTCTTGCCGGTTCTTCGGAACCAGCGTTTGATTCTTTGCTGGTAGATGATGTACCTGCTGTGGATAAAAACGCTGAACTGGAAGAACGCTTTGACAAGGAAATCTGGAAGGCTTACCGTTTCAGTGGTGACCACCGAGGGAGTAAGGCCATATCTCTCAAGTATTACAAGGCCATTATGCACAAGAAACTAATCTCGCACGACGACCTTGCGTACCTTGCAAAATGCTATGTCAATGCCTGCAACTCGACGAATACTTACCTGATGTACTGTGAGAAGTTTTTGAATCCGACGAATAGACTATGGGAAAGTCATATGAAAGATTATGCCGGACTTGACGAACTGAAGCGACGCGATAACGCCACCTCGCAAACAACGCAGGGGCAATACACCCCATACGCGCTGCACCCCGACGCAATACCCTACACCCCACTGCCCGAAGGTTATGAAGAATACCAGATAGAGCTGGCCGCCAAACGTGCCGCCGCTGCTGCGAGGGTAAACAATGCTACCAGATAATTTGCTTGAGCGGATACCTCCAAATGCGATAGAAACCGAACAGGCTCTATTAGGCGCTTGCTTGTTAGAGATCGAGGCAATCGAGAAGGCTGTTGAGATTATGCGGCCAGAATATTTCTACAGAGAAACGCATAAAATTATCTATGAGGCTATTGTCGCATTGTACGACAAAAAAGACCCGGTAGACCTCATAACACTAGGGGAATATCTCAAAGGAAAGGCCGCTAACCCGCGTGACCTGGAATCAGGAACACAATTAGAGATGGTCGGCGGTACCCTATACCTGATGACGATAATGAATGCTTGCCCAACCGCTGGAGGGGTGAAACACTATTCGGAAATTATCAAGGCAAAATACTCACTTCGGGAACTCATTAAAAACGCCGATAGGGTGATGATGGCCTGCTATTCTGTAGATGCTACCGCCGAAGAGATAGTGCGAGTATCGCAAGCGGAGCTAGACCGGATAATGACCGCAAGTTCCCCGGCTGAAAGCACGTTGCCTATGGCGCACTATGCCGCTGAAGTGCTGGACAAACTTGATGACCAGGTGATGAACGGCACACCTCCGGGGATTATGACCGGGCTTGGCTACTTGGATCACCTGACGCTAGGCTGGCAAAACTCGGATATGATTCTGATTGGCGCGTTGTCCAATGTGGGCAAGTCACAATTCGCGCTGAACAATATCGCATTACCTGCCGCGCGAGCTGGATACAAGGTGCAGATACAATCAAGCGAAATGGGGGAACGAAGCATAGCGCGTCGGGCATTAATCGCAATGGCTACCACGCTAGAAAACAAGCATATGCGAGATACCCGTTTCCGGGACGCTAATTGGGATGAGTTGAAAGACAATGCCCGTGACCTTGACCGGCCCATGCGCGACCAGCTTGTCTATGCGATTGATGAGCTAAAGGGCTTGCCGTTGTACGTCGGGCGTCCGAAGCTACTGACCCCAAACAAGGTGCTGCAGTTAGCGCGCAAACAGAAGAACGAGGTGGGGCTAGACCTGCTGGTGATTGACTACTTCCAGTTGATGTGCGCCGATAACCCAACCAGTAACGCCCGTTTGGACTTCGCGAATATCTCTCACCGGCTAAAGGACATTGCCGTTGAGCTTGATATTCCCGTCGTGATTGTCACTAGTCTGAACCGCGCTGCTGATGGCCGGAGTAACAAAGATCCGATATATTCGGACATAGGCGAAACCAACGCGCTGTTTTACGATAGCGATTTAACGATGTTCCTACACAGGCCGTGGATATACAACAAGCAAGAAGACTTGCACCTTTGCGATTTAATTATTGCCAAACAAAGAAATGGCCCGCCGGGCCGGGTACCGCTCTGGTTCGCAGACGAGAAGAACACTTTTATGGCCAGAGACGACCGGATGTAGCTGGCGACAGCGAAAGGGGAGCTGATATGCCATACGACTCACTTACCGCGACTTACGACTACTCGGACACGCCGGAGCCTGCGCAAATTCAGCGGGCCTGTGGATGCTATTTGAAAGACCCCTTCAGTGGGGCGACGAACGCGGCGGCGAACGCTTTTCGGGCTGATTTTGCGAGTACTTCGTGTCAGAAGTGCCTGCGGGCTGAACGAGAAAAGCGGCAAAGAACCAAATCGCGCTAGAAAGCCATTTTAAGGCCGACGGATCGCTTGGACTAACATTCCCCCATTTGCGGGGGACTTACGCCGTGGCGGGCTTGCTGGGCCGGTTTAACGGGGTATGTAGAATGAAACTTGGATTGCGAAGTCTAAATTTCGCATAATCAGGCAAAAACAGTGTGACAAACACACTTGACAACGTCAAGCAATAGTGCTATGATGACATTGAAAGGGAGGAACAGAATGACAGAACACAAAAAAGGGCCAGTGCCCGACTTTAATAGACCGGAGCGAATACTTATAGGCACCGTGCTAAAGAAGCACCTTGCCGAGCGGGGGATCACGCATTACAGCGTATCGAAAACGCTTGGAACATCGAGGCAATATATCCACGGGGTATTGAATGGGGACTTCTCCTGCACGAGGGCGAGGTACCTGCGAATCTGCGAGGCAGCGGGGGTAGACTTCGACGAAGTGCTGGCCGAAGTTGCGGAAATGAAGGGGGCAGGCAAATGACTTATGAACGAATGAACAAAGACATCGTGGGCATACTGCGAATATCGGATGACCCTTCAAAGCTGTACGCGGCTGACCGCATCGAAGAACTTGAGAAGGCTGTTGCCTACTTACAAGCAGAAATTGGCATGATAGATAAAACATGGGGCAACTGGCGCGTAGCAGGGCAACAATGTTCCTACTACATCACACGAGACGCCGGAGATTTTAGCCAGATACTGCTGCGAAACGGTGATATCGCAGACCTTGACGATGTGAATGACAGGAAATTCGGCTATGGTAAGAAATTTGATGCCGAAGTGGCACTTGAGAAATACCGCGTGTACATACGGGAGGGGATAAAATGAGCGAGCCAATTATCGCGCAAATCATCGAGGACTACACGAGCGAGGAACTGGAAGTAATCAAGCAGGTAGCGGATATGATCTCTAATAACTGCCCGATAGTCTACGAGAACTGCAACAATGACAAAGATGAGACTTGTTGCCCGGAATGTTGGTTGCAAGCCGCCGCTGAGGAGCTGGCAAAAAGGGGTGCCAGATGAGTAACGCACTGAAACCACGAGTATACAACCTACTCACCTACCGTAACGCAGCGGGAGTGTGACTGGCTCAAAGAGGACAAGCCAAAGGGTACTATCGTGTATCACCATTATGGCTGTACTTACGACTGTATTAGCGATAGCGGTACCGCCGTAACTGACATACAAGTCGAAGGGGCTTACTTCTACGAGCTTCCGACCGAAGCACTGGAGGAGGTCACCAATGAGTAAGTCCATCAAACGAGATTTTAGCGACACCCGCGACATTCGCTGCGAGTATTGTGGACGTGTCCATGCTGGATCGTTTGTTTGTGAAGAGATCGCTGCGTACAATCGCAAGCAGTTTGCCGTAAAAAAGGAGAAGGGGGAAGGAAATGAGCGATACCACACCTACTACGTTACTGGATGATGAGTTGCTTTCGCGAGTAAACTTCTTCATTTTTATCGGCGGCAAGGGAAGTAAAGATTTACGTGTGCTTCGCGACTCCCTGCAGGCCACGATGAAAGAGCGTGACGCGCTGCGGGAGAAGGTGCGTAAGATTGGCAATATTGCGAATGGACTTCGCACGTTTGATGCAAATAATGGCATTGATATTGATTTAATTCGGGAGGTGCTGAAATGAGTAAAGAATTATGTCTAACCTGCGCAAGGTGCAGGATTGGCAACACGTCAACGCCAAACCATTACTGTAGCGGCAATAATACCAGTTGCACTATATACTATGAGGTGAAACCTTTGTATGAACAAATTGCCGCCCTGTCCGCCGCGCTGGAGCAGGCGAAGGAACGCGAACGGATACTGCTTACATGGTTCGGGTACACATTGCGGACAATATTTGACGAGTACGACGAGCCGACTTCTGTCAACGATATTGTAACCATGCTGCGTGACGAAGTGCCAGATAATTTGATTAAGGAGGTAATGAACCATGATTAAAGACATTGACGCCGCCGCGAGGATGACAACTGACATATTGCGCCGTTGCCATACCGAAAACGGTCTGCTGTTTATTGACAGAGAACACGGCGAAACCAGAGCTTTTCACGCTGGTGAAGTAGAGTTATTTGAGCAGGCACTAGAACTCGAACGTTTTAATGTCTGTTTGAAAGCCAACTACGAGCGGTCACAATCCGCGCTGGAGCAGGCGAAGGCGGAGTGCGAGGCTTGCTACATTGTGATAACCGGATTGCAGGAGCATATGGCGCTTATGGAAGCTGTAGTAGAGGCAGCTAAAGCTGCTGCATATATTGAAGGCGATATCGCACTTGCACTTGACGCGTTGGATGCGGTGAGGGAGGAGAAGTGAGATGACTCACGCTGAATTAGTTGAAATAGCAGGCAAGTGGCTACAGAAAAAGCAGCGATGCAATCCTGTACTGACTGAATTGTCTACTCACGCTTGCGAATATTGTGACGCTATCGGGTGGTATGACGCCTATAGCACACTTATTGAGTGTAAAACCTCTCGATCTGACTTCAAAGCGGATATGAAAAAGCCATTTCGCACACACCCGTGGTTAGGAGTTGGGCAGGAGCGTTACTACATGGCACCCGCCGGGCTTCTGGCTGTAATGGAAATGCCGGAAGGGTGGGGGTTACTGGAAGTAGACGATGCCGGGACAGTAACGATAAAGCACGGTTCAACAGGATTTTCCGAATGGAACTGGCGCAATGAAATTCGTATGATGAGGTCTGCACTGCGCAGGTCAAAAGTTACGTGTGTGAAGGGCGTGTGCTTCGTGAATGAAGATGAGGAGGCCTCCAATGCCTAACTACACACAAGCATCCCTGCGTGCCGCCGTGGGGGTGGTGCATAAATGTATGGCATATGATGGTATGCCGGATGACGTATTGACTGGCAATGTTTTAAGTCAGGACATTGAAGATGCCTTGTGGTTACACCATACCCATAGTAAATGCTCTGCACTTGCATCATGCCGTCGCTGCCTGGTCGCCAAACTTACCGCGATGATGGCGGAGATTGCGGAGGAAAACCATGATAACAAAAGCTGACCTGCAACAGGCTATCGACTGCGTATTTAGTATAGATAGTGAGGATGTGCGCAATGCCTTGCAGGTGATGTGCGATGATTCTACCACTAACGATTGCGACCAGTCGAAATGTTGTAGTGACTGTGAAGAAAAGAGGCTAAAAGTCATGCTGGCGGAGCTGGAGGGGAAAGATGACTAAGTGTATCGTCTCAAAGAAGGCGTTCCCCGAATGGCCAAAGGTGACGATTCGGAGCGAGTACGGAGCTGCGATAACGCCCGCGCAGGAACGGCGGATACGGCACATGTATGGCGGTGACTTTAGCGGGTTGGAGTTCTTCTATGCTACCGATATTGTGCCGGAATGTTTGGGCACATACAAAGCCGGTGAATATCTGGGGCACAAATGGGGGTACAAAGGTGTTCCGGCGGGGTACGAGGGATAATTGACACGATGCCTGAATCGGAATAGAATCAGCATGAAGAAAGGGGATTAAATGAGTAAGAAAGAAATCGTCAAGCCACGTGGGTGCGATATTCCTGCCGGGAGTAAATTCGGCAGGTGGGCGGTCGTAGAGCATGAGGTAGAAACAATCAAAGGACAAAAAATGCATTACTACGTTGTCATCTGTGATTGCGGAAACACACGCCGTGTGCTTAGTTGTAGCTTAGTTAGTGGCGCTTCTACTTCGTGTGGGTGCTATCGGCGTGAAGTAGTCAAAGCGTGCAATACTACACACGGCGATAGTAGGATAGGTAGTGCATACAATAGATTATTTGATTGCTGGGTAAGTATGATGAGCCGTTGTTACAACGAAAAGGCCACCGGCTACGACACTCATGGCGGCAGGGGAATCACTGTATGCAACGAGTGGCGAACGTACCCACCGTTCAAAGAATGGGCACTTGCAAATGGATACGAGAAGCACCTTACATTAGACCGTTACCCCAACAACGAAAGCGGGGATTATGAGCCATCGAACTGTCGATTCGCAACGTACAAAGAGCAGAACAGAAACAGGCGAGATAATCTCCTCATTACTGCCTTTGGTGAAACCAAGTGCCTCGCGGAATGGGCGGATGATAGTCGGTGTGTTGTTGGCTATATGGCTTTATGGCACAGACTAAAAAGCGGTATGGAAGCAGAACTGGCAATAACTAAACCTAGCCAGCGTAGCAAAACCAAAGGAGGTAGTTAATATGGGAAAGACAGTTATTTTGTACTTCATCACAAGTACCCACTGTCGCCCGTGCGCCGCCGTAAAAAAGAGCGGCGTGATTGAGAAGCTGGCTGAGGCGATTGGTGCGAAGCTGCGTACCGTCGATGGGATGCTGGAGCAACGGCTTGCGTCGGCACTGCATCAAGGGGGTGTGCCTGCGCTGATCATTGAGGTTGATGGCTTTAAGCAATACCTGCCGTGTGCGGCAGGCGTGACGTTCGAGCAACTAATGGCACGAGCGAAGGATATTCTACAATGAAAACAAAGATGTATGCAATTAGCGAAGGTAGATATGAAGATTATGAGGTCGTTGCACACGTGACTGGGCCAGCAAAACCTGCCTTGTCTTCGTTGTGCAAAGAGTTTGAAACAGCCTGTGGATTTCGACGAATTACCGCAAGGGAACAGAGGGAAGATGTTTGTGCAGTTATGCACATAAAGAACGCCAGCATGACTATACTGCGGGCCAAATACCCTGACATTGCCTTCCCGATTATCGCCAATTCGCTTGTGCGCTGGCTATGCGAGAACCACGGGTTTACCGTTGTAGACGTGCCGGAAATCCGGTATTAAGGTGCATCTATGAACAACGAAGGCGGAGAGAGCTTAATGGGGTGTGTAGCAATTATGTTTGTACTTCTGGTAGTTGGAATAATTGTTCACATAATCATGAGATTCTGGTAAGGGGGAAGAATGAACACAGACAAGTGTTATAATTGCTGCAAAAAAGGGAGCTGGAGCGTGCAACCGGCGAATACGACGTGGCCGGTGGTAAGTTGCTCCACATGTTTGGCAATGGTGATTATGGCGCAGCGGGCTGTGTGTACCGTCGAGGAGCTTCCGAAGAAAGACCTGTCGGGACAGATTAAGTTAGGGGTGGAGTAATGGCTAAAACTGGAATAGCATGGACAGACTATGTCTGGAATCCGGTAGTGGGATGTACCCACGCGGGGAGTCCTGGGTGCGATAATTGCTATGCACGAGCATTGCATAGGCAGCGGCATATCGCACGAATAGTGGGTCACAATATGCCAGTGCAGTACGCGAAACCATTTGATGTGGTTCAATGTCTACCGGAGCGTATAGGCCAACCGTGGCACTGGAAAACACCACGTCGCATATTCGTAAACTCCATGAGTGATTTGTTTCACGATGATGTGCCGTACCACTTCATTCATGACGTGAGACAGATGATTAAAAAATGCAATCAGCATACGTTTATGATTTTGACCAAGCGGGCGGAGAACATGAGCATGTTCAGTAAACTCAACACGAACACAATACCTAATTTATGGTGTGGAGTGAGTGTCGAAAATCAGGCGGCTGCTGACAATCGGATACCCCTGCTAATGACTACAACGATGGGCTATGTCCGGTTTCTGTCGATAGAGCCGATGTTAGGCCCAGTTACCCTGTCGGAAGACTTTCTCGAATTGGGCAACCGAGGGTGGGTAATCGCCGGATGCGAGTCTGGTTCAAACCGACGGCAAGCGCAAACCGACTGGTTCCTGTCGCTGCGTGACCAATGCGTAGACGCAGGCATACCGTATTTTCTTAAACAAATGGAAGTGAACGGCAAAATAGTCAAAGAGCCAGAGCTTGATGGGCAAAAGTGGTTGCAATTTCCGGGAGGCCAACGATGAGCAATTCATGGACATTCGACAGCACGCACGTGTCGTCTGACCACAACCTTGGAGGGGTGCATTTCGATAGAGTAGTGCTTGAGGAGTGGGCGAAGGACGGGGTGCCCACTGACACACTGACTATAGAGAACGTGAAACTTGGTCAGCGTAAAATCAGTGTTGACGCTAAGGGCTTGACGGTCACGGTGACTTGCCACATAAGCGACAATGTTCCCGACCGTGTAATACGTGACCGGAAGATTCCTGGCGGCGCGATGATTCACCGCGAGAGAACATATGGGGAGAAAAGTAATGGGTAAATATGAACACCTGCTAAATGCGTTCACGCAGTGCGTCCGGCGTATTGTTGCACACCAGCCGGTGGAGGAGATAGGAGGGTGTCCGATAGGGATGGCGAAGGGTGATGCGCATTGCCCAGACGACTGCGTATTCTGTTGGCAGCAATATTTGGTGAACCACGAGTTTGTGGTTCACCACCGCCCTCCCCTGATGCCCAGATAGATAGTGCGTTTAAGGCATTGCAGGCATTGGTGGCGAAGAGGAATGAGCTTGAGGGTTCGTGCAAGGGCGAGTGGGAAGTGGCGATGAAGCGTTTGCCGTGCCAGCAGGACGAGCGAGTCTATCCCTTTTACCCGCGAACCAATACGCTTGACAAGTCAAGCTAAATCTGCTAGAATACCATTGTAATCGGAGCGAGAATTTAGAACGCCAAGTGCGAAGTGATAAGACCACTACTCGCCCCGATTGCTCATGAGGAGGGAAGATGACTAAAGAACCATACATGACCAAAGATCAGCTACTTGAGCGATTAAATCGCATTGCCGAGTGCCATGATACCATGTTGAGGTGTCACACGTTGAAAGACTTTGATTTTCGCATGGCGCGGGCAGGGTTTATCTTTGAAGATGCTGCAGAAGACTACCCTATGCCGACAAATGAATTGGCAAATAGGGGGAAGAAATGAGTAAAAGTATAGTCCACGAAAGAGACGGCGTTAATTTTACTGTTCCAAACATACCAGCGGGAATGAGATTTGACAGGTTGGTGGTGACTTCACACGTGATTAAAAAGGTCAATGGTCAGACAATGCACTACTATGTCGCTACTTGTGATTGTGGAAACACTTGTTGCGTATTAGGTAGTCATTTAGTTAGAGGACGAATAAAGTCATGTGGATGCTATTGTGCCGAAATGACCAGTAAACGCCATACTACGCACGGAGATAGTGTGCGTAGCAGCGAATACGCGAGGCTATTTGATTGCTGGCAGGGAATGTTTGGTCGTTGTTACAACGAAAAGAAAAAAGATTATTGCAATCATGGTGGTCGCGGAATTACCGTTTGTAATGAATGGAGAGAATATCCTCCATTCAAAGAATGGGCGCTGTCTCACGGGTATTCCGATAGCCTTACATTAGACCGCATAAATAACGACGGTAACTACGAACCGCCAAATTGTCGATGGGCGACGCGTAAACAGCAAGCCAGGAATACGCGAAGAAATCACCTACTGACCGCATTTGGAGAAACAAAAAGTATAGCAGAATGGGTAGGTGATTATCGCTGCGTAGTTAGTTATGGCACTTTGCGGGATAGGCTTAAAAGCGGTATGTCCCCCGAAGAAGCAATAACAAAACCTGCTAGACATATGAAAAAAAGAGGAGGGAATATTTGTGGATAAAGAAGAACAAAAGTACGACACTTGGCAGTGCGCCTGTCCTGTCTGCGGCCAGTCAATGGCACATGATTCCAAGTCCGGCGTATGCGATGCCTGCAACGACAAAGACCAGCAGGAGCTGATAAAGCTGCTGCTTGACTCGCAGGCGGAGCTGACGGCGGCACTTGTGGGGAAGACGCGAGAGTGCGAGGAATACCAGAAAGACCGTGCCTTTCACTTTCGGCAGGCATTGCGCGTTGAAGCTGTAATGATCGCATTTGGACACGTGGACGCACTGTACAACTTGGCGCAGGCCGAGGAGCGAATGAGGGGGGACTCATGAATCAGTTGGAAGTAAACAATATTTGTGCCCGGCCATCGCGCAAAACCTACCTGCTCTGGTGTGAGGACAGGAACGATTACCACAGAGGCAAAGAACTGGTGGCTGTGATTACCGGAAGTTGCGCAGATGATGGGGAAGTGGGTTCGTGGTTTACACTTGTTAGTGACTATGGCGACATGATTAGCAAACAGCAATGGGATTGGAGCTTCAAAGACTACAACAACTTTGTACTTCATCTAATAACGAACCACGGCTTTGAGCGCATGGAATACGAGGAGGTATGAGTATGCGAAAGCTAACCATAACGCGAATCGGGAGCCAGAAGGGGCTGAACATTGAGGCGAACGCTGACGGCGAATGGATTAGTAGCGACTTCGAGATTGGCACTGTCTCGCCGGACGTTCTGACCGAGCTGATGATTAGCCGGACAATGGTGGAGGTCGATGTTGTTATCGGAGTGTTGCCGACAACTCGACTTTGGGCAACGGTAACGTCGTTTGATGCTATGTGCGAGGATACGCAGTGGTACTCTTTGCGGATACTGACTGACCTTGAGGCGGCGAAGCAGAGACTGATAAGGGAACCCGCGACAAGCATTGCGTTTCTGACGCGAAACCCCGACTTGCTGAAGGTGCTGGACATACAGTGCCAGTCTGTGCCGCTTCACTCTGTGAATTGCAAGCCGTCTGATGATGCGTTTTGCTCGGCCTGCAAGCTGGCGATGCTCAAAGAACTGGAGGCAGGGCGATGATAACGAAAGCTGATATTGAGAAGGCGAAGGACGACGTGCTGCTCGACAGAGGGTTCAACATTAAAGACATTTATAACTTGGGTAGTCTGGAGATTGCCGAGGTTATGGACGAACACTGCGACGAAACTGACCTTCGGGATTGCGCCTGCTGTCGTGAGTGTATACTGCGAAAGTTAGATGCTATGATTGAAGAATCGGAGGGGAAATGATGTCAACCAACTACTATTGCGGAGCTTATTGCCACGAGTGCGGAGGTGCAACCGAGGAATATCATTTAGGCAAACGTTCGGCGGGTGCTGTGTTCGGCTTTCAGGGCTTGCGCGGCTACCTCGGCCCCAACCATGAGAAGGACATCAAATCCGCAAAGGACTGGGAAGAGGTTATTGCGGCGCACGGGTTCACAATACGCAGTATTCCCGGCGACGATATGACCGTTGAGGAGTTCTTTGTGATGGCGCGCGCAACCCTCAAGTTCGCGCCGACGCACAACGTTGACGTACCGCCGGACTCCGACTTCGAGGACTACTACTGGCTGGACGAAGAGAAATTCAGCTTTACATTCAAGGACTTCAGTTAGCCCCGACGTGCAATACCTCTAATAATCAATCCGTACCCCGCTACGAGGCTTCTAGCGGGGTACAATCGCATGTATGGCAAGCTGCGAAGGTTGGAGAATGGCAAAACTACGAAGTAAGATATATATTAAACGAAAGAACCCCCGTATACGTCCATTTCATTTCAATAGTAACGCTTTACGAAGGCTCTTCTCTATTCTATTATCCTGTTTCCGTTGCCCCCACCATTGCCAATTACTTCTCCGATGGAGGTGGCGTACACTTTGTTAACGAGGCAATGTGTGCGCGCCTTGCATTTTCATTTTCTACTGAAAAATAGTGTAACAGATCAAGGCTTCGTTGTCAAGGGGAGTTTCAGACAGAGTGCTATAAGTTATTGAGAAGTCGTAGCGTTTCGTCAACAGGCAAAGAGGTGGCCAGCGGCAGGGAAGGATAGCCACCGCTGGCCAGGAGGTGTAAGTAGCATCACGGAGGGTGCTAGGTGATAGAATACACTATGCGGGGGTATGTGTCAATGTTGCCCGCCGCCCGTATGCTGGTGTTGTTATCGCATCTTCGGGAGACCATCCCTTCTTTATTCTCTTCCTTATTGCTGTATGACCAACGCTACAGCAATCGTCAGCTACCCATGCGGAGATACATTTTGTTTCTCCGAAAGCAGTAACATTGACATTTTTCCGAGTATTCCTATTCTGTTGTATTGATGTTGCCCACCAACAATTAGATGGGCTATAGCCGAGGAGATTGTCTCTTCTGTCGAGGGAAAGGTGCTTTTTGTATCCATTAGCAAATGCCCAGTCTCTAAATACTGTATAATCAGCTTTCCACTCATCGCAAACGGTGATGCCTCTGCCGCCCCAATTATAGTACCCAGGATTTTTTGTATTGTAACAACGTTTCATCATGTTATTCCATACACAATACAAACCACGATTTGCGTGTTTTTGGCTACCTTCACCGTGTATAGTATTGCGCGCTATAAGTTGTTCGGAAAAATAACACCCGCATGATGTGGTGTGGCCACTGACCAATCCTCTGCCAACGGTACAATAAATCTTTCCGCAGTCACAGGCACATCTATAAAATGCATGATTGTCTTTGGTAGGATTCGGTATTTTTTCAATAACGGTAGTCCTACCAAACTTCATGCCAGTGGGAATGTTCCCTGTTGTAAACTTGACGCCATCGTTAATATGGACTATACTTCCATTCATGCTTCTACCTCCTTTTTAGGTGTTGCATAACGCCCAGCGTAGTGATTTGCGCTGGGCAACTTCATACATTATACCACGTTAAGGGAAGCATGTACAGTACGAATGATTATTTTACTATCTCGTATGGCTGTACTTGGGCGGAGAGTGCATGTAAAAATTCGATATAAGCACCCTTACTCAATGTCCAGCCAGGCATCATCAGAATACCGTCGCAATATGAAATCATTTCCTTACAACAATCCATGAAGTCTTCCCACTTCCCCGCGTCTTCCATTGTCCAGTACATAGACTGCGGAATCAGTGGAGTGTATCCTGCGCGTAAAAGTTTGCGGCCCACATCCTGCGCCCGCTTCACGTTTGCGGCAATGCCTTCTGCTGTAGAAGCGGAGTACGCGCCGCTCACAAAGATAAGCCGTGTTCTGGAAGGCTTTATCCCGTCGAGTAAAATGATGTTGCCGTCATCTGTAGCGGCCTTGGAATATTTATCTATCATCGTTTCTCCCTTTTTGTCTGCTACCATACTATACGCCTAGTAGCTCTAAAAGTATAGTAGGAATTATTTCCTGCGAAGTAGCTTACGTCTGCGAGCCAGCTCCAAAATGCACCTGACCGCACAGTGCGTCAAATCCTCGATGTGGCCCAACTCTCGGTAGCAATCAATATGATTCTTAGCATGAGACGCATGTTTGGCCTTATTGATGATAGCGTCGGCGCGCACGACTGGGTACTGCTTTTCACCGGCCACAAGCACCTGCCACATTGTTTTAGCGGCCAAATAGCAGAGGGGCAGGTACACGGTAATTCGTCGTAGTATTCTCATATCCCCAACCTCTGCTGGCTCTGCGCGTCGGCCAGCCGCTTGCAGGCGATTTTGTAGTAAGTTTCATCCATTTCTATCCCGATGAAGTGCCTGCCTGTGTTGTGCGCGGCGACGGCTGTTGTGCCGGAACCGAGAAACGGGTCGAGAACAACAGCACCAGCATCAGTGAATTTATACATAAGACGCGAAAATAACGATACTGGCTTTTCTGTAGCATGAACCATATCACTCGGTGGAACTTTGGCGTGTGTCCAGACACTGCCGTCACGCTTGCCCCGTATCTCGCAACTACCCTTGTGTGCTACGATAGCTATCTCATAGTCTGTCAACAGACTATGAGATAGGTCGCCAATGCCACCGCCGCCTTTATTCCAGATGATTGCATTTTTGATAGAGAATAGCTTCTTTAATTCGTTGTAGTCATCAGCATAGTTTTTGAAGGAGCAGAACACAATAGCTACTGAGTTGTCCTTCAATATGCGATATATTTCTACATACGCATCAAACCGCATATCATTATCATCATTCTCAAGCACTGCAAACTGCGCACTTGCCACGCGCATATTGCTTTGATAACTTATGCCATACGGCGGGTCTGTGAGAACGCAATCCACGCTCCCGTCGGGTATTTGGGGCATAAGGTCAAGGCAATTGCCGAGGTGAATTGTATCTAGTGCGAGAGTCATTGCTTTGTACCCCCATAGGAGATTACGTACCCTGCTGGACCATTAGCCCGCGAGTAAACATAACCTTCGGCACGTTTCGTTGAGATATACCCCTTGCTATAGCTCCAGCGGTCAGTACGGGCAAGGGTGGGAAGTACCCGCACATTGACACCGGCATTGCCATTCACTGCCGTAAACCGTGTCTCGCGCTCTGTGTGAAAGTGACCTATATGCCACTCACGGTATATTGTGTCAGCCCATAACTCTTTAGCTTCCGTTGCCATAATTAGCGGCAACTCGGCTTGCTTCACGCCGTCACCGTGGGTAAGCCCGATAAGCGTGACACCGTAGGGTACGTACTTGCGGCTGATAGGGGCAGTATTCACCGTGACTTCGCCACAATTTCTGAACCACGCGTCAATGAAGTGCGCGATATGGAAGGATGATACAAAATCATGGTTGCCAGGAACAAGCACAACTTCTACTGGAGCAACTAATCGTAGTCTCTCAACAGCATTAACCATAGCCATTTGTGCCGTCTCGATGATTTTGGCAAGTCGCCCGTCAACGTCTTGCGGAGTGCCTTTTGTTGTGGCTAACTCCAAATTATCACATGCTAAGAAGTCACTCCCCACCGGCAACAGGATTTTCTCAATGCTGTATGCCGACGCTTTGTTGACAATATCCTCTACCGCGTATGTGTAAATGTTCTGGCTGATGTTAAGGTCGTAGTCCTCACCCGTTTCTTTGTGCCACGAAAGCATACCGAAGTGTGAATCAACAAGGCCAATTTCAAGCATATGGGGGTCTGTAGGCGTCGTGTAAGCGGTCGGAGTATACAAAGGGGCATGGTTTGCAATGCGCGCCTCTAACAGGGCGTAGGCGGCATCTACGGGGCTTGTAACGATGCGTCGTAGCTTCACTGAAATACCGTAAAGCATATGGCTATCAGCTTTTGCCGTCTTCACATTGCCGACTTCCGTTTCCTCGCTGACGACTTGAGCCTTATACCCCATTTCCCACGACTTCACGGTGCAGGATTCAACTTGCCAACTCTTTTCGTCAATTTCACTGTAGGCCAGCACGTCTTCGAGCGTCCGGAGTCGGCTAGACTTCGTGGTGATGCTCTTGTGATTCGGCGTGTCCTCAACCGTAACTTCTTCGCCGGTGGGTGCGGGTGTCTGTTTTATCGGTATCTCGTCTTTGGGAAGTACGCGGTAGTCTTTCGGGGCTTGCTTGTAGGCGCGCAACCAAGTCACTAATTCCGGTTTGTACCCGCAAGTTGCGCCAGACATTTGCACGATGAAGTGTTCTGGAACGTCGCCCCTGCCAAGCATACGGTAGAAAGTTGTCCGGCTGAAACCTGCCGTCCGGCAAAGTTCGCGCAATGGGATAATTTCGTTGCTCATACTTTCTCCTCAAATGAATCGTAGGCTTCCTGCAATGACAACCAGAAACTCTCGCTAGTGCCAAATGCGTCGGCTAATCCAGTAGCAAGCGTTGGCGTTATGTCCCATACACCGCTTATCACGTTTGCCACGTCCTTCACTGGCAAGCGGCACTCACGCGCAAGCCAATGAATCGTTTCATCATACTGGTCGAGGAATCGCTGTATCGCACGTCCGGGGTGTTCTTTTCGCGCTGGTGATTTATCCATATAATCCCCTCTTGTATCAATGCTACCACAGTAATGAAAATTGTGCAAGTTTCCTTACACTTGGTTTTCGTTTTCCGTAATGCAGGCACAAAAAAATGCCCCGCCACATAAAGCAGCGGGGCGTCTGGTGCTTATTCGGTTGAGTTACTCGGTAGGAGTTGCCGCATGAGTGAAGATACCTAACCCATTCAAGTAGCTAACGACCTTGTCGATAATGCCCCCAAGGAAATTGTCGGTTATGAACATCGCTACAGCTCCGCTTGCCCACGAGGGTATGGGTAACCCGTTTAACGCGGCGCGAATCTGCACAATGGCTTCTGCGCGTTTGACGCTACCGTCTGCCCCTGCACCAACGAGTTCAACCATCTGTACCGTTGCGATAGCGGCCAGAATGATAGTGATTACCAGATTAACCAGGTATAACATTTGATTTTCTCCCTTTTTTGTGCCCGTCACCGGGTCACGGTCGATTAGATATTCAAGCCAGATTTGAGCAACTTTGCCCGCCAGTGCTATGACTGACTTAGTATTTGCTGGTAGTGTGAACATCCTGCCCAGCGCTTTTCCTATTTGTAGTTTCCGCACTGACTCTGGCACTGTCAGCGCACGGTTTATCCAAGCCATCTGTTGCCCCCACATTTTCCGAGTGTTTTACACCGCTGTATATCCCGATTGTAATATCTGCAGTACGATATCCCGATAGGACATTTTTCCCGGAGAATCAATTTTGTGTTATCGCCCCAGAAACTGATTAAACCTGTCCCACGGAAAATCCATGGGGTCGGTTTTTCGCCCAGCAGGCGTGGCAATCTGCTCATGCGAGACGATGGTTTCGTCATTTTGTAAGTCCAATCCGTAGGCCTCGGCAAGTTGCCGGCACAGGTCGGCGGCGGCCTGCACTTGCAATATCGGCCAGTCCTCTTCGCCGTCCATATGGTCAATCTCAATGCCGACACTAAACCCATTTACCCCGACGCGCCCATCCAGTTGAGATTTCCCCGCGTGCCACGCTTGCCGGTCGGTATCGACCAGTTGCACCACAACGCATTTTCGAGAAATTACGAAGTGCGCTGACGCCTTCGCCTTGGGGGATTGCAACCAGTTGACCGCACTGTGAAAACTCTTCGCCGGGTCCAGTCCACTGCAGGTTGAGTGCAGCACAATGGTAGTCACCGCCTTGGTACGCGAGGTACTGTTGGGGGATAGATCGAACGGTATTTCGTCACCGCACAAGTTATAGTACGTATTCATAGTTTACCTTCTTTTCGCGTATTGGAATAACACGCCACACAGCGTGCTGATCAGGCCGAGAGACCCCCCCCTTAGTCCCCCATAGCCAGGATGGCGACGGGGGAATGGCGAAGGTGGAATGGCGACGGGGGATCCTATTTCCCCTTTGCCAGGTCAGTTTTCACATTCGCGACTTCGTTGGCCACGTGTTTGGTGTCGTCGCGTAATGTTATTGCATCGTTATCCAATCGTTCCAAAACCTTGAGATTTATTGACATCAGATCACGGTTGGATTGCGCGATCTCTTTAAGGGTGACGGCAATTTCGTTTAGCGGTAACTTTTCTAAAATATTGATTTGCCCCTGTAATAGCGCTGTTTGCTCTTTCAGTTGTATGTTCTCATCCCGAAGTCTGTCGACCGTTAATTTAATGGCATCCAGTTCGTTGCGATAGATAGCCATTGCATCTATAGACCCTTTTATCGCCCCATTTTTCCATGCTGACCAAAAGTACGCAATTGCTGCTATCGTCACAGATAATACGGTGCAGGTGCTTAGTAAAAGGTTCCAAAATGCCGGTAATGATGTGAACATACTTTCTCCTATTTCTTGCTTTGGGAATTATTCGAGTTGGAGTGATTTGGTATTCGAGTAGGGTTATACTCCAGAGTATAATAATTAGTATACTCCGCTTTTTTAGCCACTTTTACCAGAAAAATTGGACTGGAGGCCATTTTAGTTGAGGTTTTACAGCAAAATACATGGTTTTCTTATGGTTTTTGCGGTGTTGCTTCAAGTGGAGACCCAAACTGCGCCAGCAACCCGTCAATCTCTGTCAACTCCGCTTGTCGTGCGTCAAACTGCTCCTGCACCTGCGCCCGTTGCCCGACAAGCCACTCCTGCGTGTAGCGCGTCTCCGAGGTTGCCACCGGCAGTATCGTTGTGACAATCAACTCGCCGGTATCCGCGTCAATCTCCGTCTGGCTTATTACCGGACGGGCTTCTTCCGCTACTACCACGTCCGGCATCGCTTCTGTTATTTCAGTCATCTTTCCCCCTTGTTAAAATATCGCGCCGGATAATCGCCTGCCGTGCGGCGCAAAGTGCGCACAATTCGGATTTATACATCGTCCGTGCCAGCGCATCCGCCTCCGCCTCCTGCGCCAGTGTCAACGTTATGGTGGGGATGGGGTCAGATTGTCCCCCCCCTGCCATCATCGCCTTCATCGCCGCGCGTTTCGCCGTCAATGCCTTCATCACCCCGGCTTCACCGGTGCGTAGTAGGTCGTCAATTGACGCGCGGTTATTGAGGTCGGTTATTTCGGCGTAGTCAATGCCGAGGAAATACATGCTAAAAATATCTGCCGTTGTCATATCGTCTCCGTCACCACCACCGTTCCGGTCGTTTCATTAGCTGTACCACAATCTATGTAGGCCGTTATGTCCACCACATAGGTACCCGTAGGGTCACTGCCGGTGGCTTTTATACCATACCAGACTGCAATATTGTCATAATCATTGTAACCCTGTAATACTATTCTCCACACAGTTGCTGTACTATCCCAATATAGATATACATACCTAGGCGTGCTATTCCAATATGCACCTGGACAGGTAGCCCCTCGAACTAATGCTATAGTTCCCCCCGGGCAGGGGTCCCACGGGATATACCCATACTCACTGCACACCACATTAGCGGTTCCCGCATCCGTAGTATCCGCAGTCAAATACACCGGAGTGTCCGAACAACTCGCCCCCCCACCGCCCCCGCAACACCCGCACCCCGTCGCGTCAGTTACCACAGTGACCAGTGCCCCGTCGCGAAATACCGGCAACCCGCCCTTTAGGAGTATTTTAACCATCGTTCAATCCCTCCTACGTGCAAGATGCCGTTGCCCAGTCCAGAACCGTTGTCCACGCCGATGCGTCTGTCTGTTCGGTTAATATCCCATTTACAAACGTGAGCGCCTGCGTTTTTTGTTCAAGGTTGCCGGTAGTGGTATTAAATTGCGTGTCCACAACAATAGTAATGTCTGTCGATAATCCCGACCCCAACCCCAAATCTGTCGCCGTAGGAGCCGCCATCATCGCGTGCTTATGGTCACGCCGCGCCGCCTGCAACGCCACACCTGCTGCGCCTGCATCCCCAAATGCCTGCGTGGAAGGCGCGGTTGCATCCAACAACAACTTATCCGACCGCACCGTCTCACCGTTCGCCACAGCCAGTACGGCCAAATTGCCCGCCGCCGGAGCCGTCACATCAGGGGTGTACCGTTTGCCCGTGCTATCCGCAATATCAACGGTCGTAGCGTTTGCCCCCGCCGTTACCAAGCCGTTTGCATCGTAGGTTATCTTTGTTTTGGTGCCCGGCGTTATCGCCGCGTTTGCGAACAGGAATTTTAGTCGCGCCGCAGCCGCATTGACCCAGTACACAAACCCACTATCTGCACTCAACTCCCCCGCCACCGGCACTGTACTCAACACTCCAGAGCGTAGACAATATGGCGCAGTACCAGCACCTGCGGAACCTGCTGCTGGGTCCACGCGGGCGGTAGGAGAAGTTATCCCGACACCCACTTTATCCTTAAAATACGCCCCACCAAGTGCCGTTATCCTTGCGGTTACGTAATATCCTGGCACTATACACGTTATATAATCACCAGTTTTAGTTAATAGACCTGCTAGGTATGCAGAAACATCTATGTCGTTTTTGTCCAGTACGTTAATACAGCGATTAGCTACCGGGGTGGTTCCTACCGCAAATAAACCCGTTGTGGAAAAGTGAGCAGATGTATTTAACTGGTAGACATTCGCACCATTTTGCAGAATCGCTTCGCCGATTTTGAACCCTGCCCCAGTTCCGCTGACCTGTATTTTTCCGTCAATAACATGCAGTTTTTCTAATGGCTGCCCACCGATCCCTAGCCTGCCGTTTGTACTGTCGAAAGTGACAATAACGGTAGTGCCGTCGGCTTTCGTTAGCAGGATAGCCTGCGTCCCGTCAGCGTGAGGAGCGATCACATTGGTGTACGTTTTATTCGCGTACACATTCAGCCACGCCTTCAGCAGCGTGCCCAGCGACCGCGTGTCATTCGCGTCGGGCAGGACATCCGCATTGACAGCGGTAGTGCCGAGGTTCGACAGGTCCACTTTCGCAAACACGGTGTTAAATACTGTCTGAATCGCCGCTGCAAGGTTAGTGAACGTGCATTTCCGCAGCAACCCGGTGATCGAATCCCAAAAACAGAACTCATCCGGTCCAATCGGAGGCATCTTCGTGGTGGCCGCGTGAATTGTTTCGGGGATACCGATTGCCAATGCTTCCTGCGGATAATACTCCACCCACACTGCCGCCCCCGGCGTGTCGTCTATGCAAAGCCATATCCTCTCAATCAGATTCGTGAGTGATTTCGGCATCACCCATTCCGATTTTCCCTCTTCAAAGATTCCATTCTGAGCAGGGTGATATTTTCTAACGGTAAAATCTGTACTGGCAGTTGCTCCTGCTAAACTATAGAATACCGTGCCATCACCGGAGACCACCACGGCTGTTGCATAACCGTCAAATCGATATGGGTATGTTGTCAAACCATCTGCGATAAGATTTATAGAATATAACGTACCGCCAGTATATGAATAGGTATATACAATATTTTTCCCATCATCACTGACACTAGCACGCGGGAAACTCGTTCCTGTTAAAATGTTTATGAACGACACACCGGAATTGTCCGAATATTTGTTGCCCCATTGAATATACTGTCCATTCGCCGAACATGCCACGTTTGGCCCCAGTACTACACCTGTCGAAATAACTGTCCATGAAGTCCCGCCATTTGATGATTTCAACAGTGACGTGACACTGGTAGCGTCAACATGCATAACTGCGAATAATATCTGGCCATCATCTGAGATAGCACACGCCCACCCCCTGGCATATCCAAATGAGAGATTCCATGATGCGCCAGAATCGGTTGAGAGATAACACCCTTTACCATCCTCTGACCCTGTTGTACCGTCGCGATAGGCAATCATTTTTGTCCCGTCGCCCGATACCCCTGCGTCCTGCCATTGTGTCCCTGTCTGACGTTGTATCCATGTAGCGCCGGAATCTGTTGAAACATATATTCCATTACTGGTATCGACGACAACTACCACCGCACCGGAGTCCGAGCAGTGGATAGTAAACGCTGTAGCGAATGACGACCCTACCGTCAGGTCTGACCAGTTCGCGCCGCCGTCGACGCTTTTCTGAATCTGTCCTGAGGTATATTTTCCAGCATAAATCACCGTGCCGTTAGAAGAACAACAAAGCCCATACGATATACCAATACCAGTGGGCGACAACGGAGTCCAACCTGCCGCTGTAACAATACCAGATGCATCATCCCTGACAGTAGGTGGCCGCGTCGCGTCAACATTGGAGTTATAGAACCCGTCCACATATGGCGCATTTACCCACTGCTCTAAATCATCATCCCACAACAGCATGTCGTCCGCAACGGGGCTGGTTATCGCCACATCGGACAATTCTGCCAGTTTTGTTACCGGCGTCCCGCCTAACCACGAACGCATATCGGTAAAAGTGGTTATTACACCGCCTGCTGTTGTCACTGTTGCTAATGGCGATGTATGTGCGCCGGGGGGGAAGCCCACTGTGTTCGCCGAAACTACGCCCGACGTTGTATCCACATAAACATAATTGACGGAGTTATCCGTTAAACCGATGGTGCCAGCGGGAACTGTTACCCCTCCTACATCGCCCGCCTGATACCCCCATGTCAAATCTGTCGTGGTTGCAGGGTCATTCGCGAGGTTGGCGAAGGGGCCATTAAAGGCGTCAATAATGCGATTAAGGATTGCCCCATAGCCGTTCTTATCCATCGTTGAAGGTCTTTGAGTGTCTGGAATCTGCGTTGGCATTGAAGTTCCCCCATAGAAAAGGCCACCCCCAAAGGAGTGGCCATGCGTGGTTTATGTAGTTGCGGGTAGGGTTATTCGACGGTGGGGTCCGGCGCTCGAAGTGTCAGAGTGGTTTCGGGATACTTAAACCCTAGCTCCTTGCTGTCATGCGTGATATTGATATTCACGACCTGGAATTGTTCGTTTGTGTAACCAAGTTTCGCGCTTGTAACGCGCACTAGGTCGCCGCTATAGAGCGTATTTAGCCCATAGGCGGTGTTCTTAACAATCAACTCATTGCGACCTTGCGAAACCCACCTAAGCTCGTGCTTTGCGATTTCGTTGAGTTGCACCTGCGTAACGACTCTTCCCCGGTTCCATAGGCCAAGTGCCTTCTGCTGCTCCGAAGTGGCTTGGGATAAGTCGATATGCAACACCTGTGGGAACGGTAATTGCGGGCTTGTCACGTTGGCAGATGCAGTAATGGTTTTCCCTGCCGAATCGGTAGCTGACACTATAATCCCCGTATAGGCTTCTGTGCAATTCCTTCTGAAACTCAGCGTGCTGAAGGTCTCATCACCCGTGGCCGGTGTGTCGTCTGTGATTAACGGAAGTGCTAAAATTGCGCCACCAGTTTTTGCTACAGGTTTGGGGACAAGGTAAAACCCGCTCATGTTTACGGTAGGGTTGCCACGGTCTTGCAGTACGCATCCGTAGTCATAGACTAAATCCTTGATAAGACGCAGGCCATCCATATTCCCCATCTGCGTACCGTACTTTGATTCATCGTAGCTGAAAAGTGGATCCTCTATGGTGATACTTGCAGTTACGCCGGAAGTGTCTACCCTGTCGGGGTGTATCCCAAGGTAATCGAGTATCGTCTCTACCGCCGTCTGAATCGTCATCCCCCATAAAGGCTTGCAACCCATCATGGATTGCTTCGACCAAAGCATTGCCTGTGACACGGCGTTGATTCTCACTGTGTGCTCATTGCCGTTAGCGGTGAACACCGGCTCATCTATGCTATTAGTGAAAGCAGTAAGTCGTAGTACGCTAGGTGTCCCTACTTGCATGAAGTTAATAGCTACAACTTGCCGATACCACGGTAGGCCGTCATATGCCGGTTGCGCCGCTTCAATAGTGGGGTCACTCAATTGCAAGTCGAACGACATTGAACGGCTCAGTGGGTCTTCGTTGCCTGTCTCCTCGCACTTGGCTATGGCCGTACCGAAAGATGTGCCATCGTAACCCTCAAGTGCAGGCCAGTCGCTCGGATAGTCAACATGGAATACTTCTAATGGGCACGGGTTCCACGCCGCCTGTGTTGTGCCGTCGGGTAAGTGCCCACTATCTGGGTAAGTAGCTGTCATCCGAATGTTATAACGTTCCCGATTGCCGTCCCGCACAAACGGCTGGTCGCCCTCTATCTGCAGGTTGAGATAGTCTGTCGAACCTGTAGGCCATGCCGTCAATACGGGTGTTTCTGCAGTGGTAGTCTCACGAGACAGTGTCATCCAGTCGGTTTTGAATGTGCCTTCAGTATGGAATAGTTGCTGCGAAACGTTGAATGCAAAGGCACCGGCATTTGTAAATGACGCATTGACAGTGTAAGTCTTTACTTGAAACCTATCAGCAGGAGATGCCCCGGCATTTGTTTTGTCATACACGCTCAAAGTATACACTTTGCCAGTTGCGCCATGATAGAAGTAAATTACGCGGTCAGTTATCCGCCAATCGCAGTAGTAGGTGGCCGGGCCGACAGTTTTGCTCCAGTCGTCAGCTTCCCACTTGTTGTGTTTCGTATATAGTGTCTCAAATCCTTCAAAAGTAAATTTTGAATAAGAAAGCGTAAGTCCATCGCTGTTCCAACTAACATTGACCTGCGGTGACGGATAAATGTCAAACCCATCAGCAGGTATAGCTGCCATAGTGAAAGAGACAGTGGGTGCCTGCATACCCGTAATAACTGGTGGGCCTGCATCAACAGTTCCAAGCGGTGGTGTGGCGAACTGCAAGCCGATACGCAAGCAGGAATTTGATTGAAATGTATTCCCGGCCCCGGCCACGCCATATGTCCTATGTGTCGCATCGCCCGTTAATGTCTTATCCCCATACCCGAAAGACGCATCTTTGTTGCGCAACCACTTATGGTTGACATTACCCGATTGACTTATCGGGGTGACAAGTGAGTATGCAGTACCGTCGGTTGACTCCGTAAAGTCAGACAGTGCGGCGTCGGTTTGAATATCCTTGTCAGAATACGCTTCCAGCTGTACCGATTTTAATAGGTCGTTGCCCATAAGTCCGGCAATGTCGTCGTCTGCTGTAGCGACTGGAAATATAAAACCTTCCCCATCTCGGCTGTATGAGAATGTCGCTCCCGCCCTAGTAATACCATCGGTAGGTCCCGGCAACAGTTCAGAGACAGGGGCTACCTCATACAGGTTATTTGTTGCTGTCGGTGCTCCGAGTGCCATAGTGGTAGTCCCCCATAGTGCTACGATGCACGTAATGGCCATTGTGAGGGCACGTGCGCCCCATGTGATGTTGTTCATGTTCAATCCTCCCTTTCTGATAAAAGAGTAGCACTAGCGGAGGATTCTGTCAAGTATGAAGATGTGTAATCTTACGACAATGTTATGGCATTGCCGATAAATCTTACGATATTACCGATATTATGCCGATAACGGGCTAATACCGCCCGAATGATGAAGGAATAGCCCCCCTTTGGTATAATAATGATATTGCCCACCGACGGTGCGAAGGGGGAACACACCGTCGGCGAACAAGCTGGTTAGGTCATTCCGTGGCGTACTGGATACCTGTAACAGGGGGGGTGTTAACAACAACAATAGTGGCTGTATTAACCCCTGCAACATCTGGAGTCCCTGTAACCACCGTAGCCCCTGATGCCTGTGTAGTCCATATAACCCATGTCGCGCCCCTGTCCTTGGACCTTAACGTTATTGTTGCTAGTGCGTTATCCTGATATACGAGGTAAAATTGGTCAATAACATCCTCGAAAATGGTAACATCCCTGTCCGGTGATGTACCCGTGAATGTGAGGTATACAGGTGACGCAATTGTACCTGTGTTCACGGGGATAGCCGTCTCTGCATCGAACTTGATATACATTTTATGGTCAGCTGGATCGCAGTAGGCGACAACAGCTTCGCCAAACTGGGAACCGAAACTGCTCATAAACTTTGGGTCTAGCGACATTATTGTTCCCCCTGAAGGTGTTCCTGAAATCCGTTTCGGCAACATGCTGTTTACAAAGTGTAGGTACTTGTTACTAAGTACATACGTTTTAGTTACTTCGCGCCGCCGATTCTGCGCCCGTCGTTATTGCTTGGGCCTATGAACCCCGACGCCGCTGCACGCCTATCTTCCTGCAGTACTTTGATTGCCTGCCCGCGTATGCGAACATCGGCAAGTGTCGAGTCATTAATAACAATGACGGTTTGCCCACCGCCCACGCCTGCTCCTGCCATAGCGAGTTGCGGCCCGTTGAACCCACCGTTTAGTGACGGCATGAGTTGCGACAACAGACTACGTGGAGGAGAAAGGTTCGGCAATCCCATAAATGCAGGGGGGATTGGGTTACGCAACCTTTTCGCTAGTGCCTGTTCAGCATTTGAGTCCGCTATTTTCTTTAAGAACCATTCCGCCATTGATGCAATGCCTGATGCTGGTTTTGCAGGTATTTCCGCCTCTGGGATTCCTCGATGGGAAGTATAAGGTTTTATACCTATCTGCTGCGGTGGCAATGGGGTTACTTTCCATACGTCGTCTGGCCCCTGTATATGTCGCTCGCCTTTAATAATCATATTCTGAGTAGTAAAAAGATAGCCTAGTGCTGTTGCTACATGATTTAAGGCTGTAGTGTTTGCCCCTAGTGCCGTAGTATTTGCTCCTGCAAATGCTGTAGCCCCACCTTTGGCCCCCGTACCGTTTATCATCCCGGCCATGTTTTGCGCCCCGGTAAATCCTTTAATTAACGCGCCCCAATCGCCGTTCTTTGACCCCTCGGCAACCAGTTTGGGGTCTCCGCCCATCAATCCGAACGCCTTTATCATACCGGCATCCAAGCCAGCCTTGAACCCCTTTTGCCAACGCGCATCCTTGAAGTCGAGGCCAGACACGCTATCGAGTAGTGCCTTCTTTGCATCCTCTATTGCCGACTTCTGGAAGTCGAGTTTAACGAGGATAGCTTCCTTGCTGAACCGCGCCTGAATTTCATCGTATGCAGCATTAGCCTCTTCATTGAGCTTGTTAGTATTTATCAATACGTCAGGGCCAACACCTAACGCGGCAATATCTCGCTCTGTCTTAACTCGTATTGCCTCTATTTCCTGTGCTTTGGCAATTCCGTTTGCTGCCAATTTATCCTGCATTGCCATCTGTGCGGCATAAATACCCCCGATAGCATCAGCGATGACTGAACTTGCCTTTGATTGAATCTCCCCCATATCGCTTACGCTACGGTTATATGCGGCGGCGGCACGGTCTGCTTTAGTATATCCATATGCGATTTCAGCCAGTCTTCGCAACGTTGCGTCGGCACGAGTGGCGTCATCGATTGCAAAATGGATTTGCTGAATACCGGCATTCTTTCGGTCTGCATTGCCTTGCAATTTCGCGTCAGCTTCCCAAAAGAGTTTGTCCTTCACTGCTTGTGATGCTTTGTCTATGTCCAATTGTTTAGCAGCAATTCTAAACGCGGCAAGCACCTCTTCATCTT